ATCTGTAAGATTAATAATTATTCTTTCTTTGGTTCTTTCTTTATAGGTTCTTTCTTTATAACTCAAATAAAAAAATAAAAAATAATCTCAAAAAAAATAAAAAAATAAAAAAATATAAAATGAGTCACCGTAAAGTAAATATTAACTTGTCAAGGAACACAAGAATATATGCAATGTAATTGTTGAGTTCGCTTTTTACAAAAGCGGAATGAAAAATATTATGGACAACCCTGAAATGGTAAGTCCATAAAAACAATTCAGTCGTTGTAAAAAACGAAATAAATTACATTTTAATTATACACAACGATATATAAAAAGTCAAGAGAAATATTAAAAAATCTGAAAAATATTTCCAAAGTGCCAAGTTTGATATTTCTAAGTGCCAAAATGGCACTTAAGGTTAGCCGGAAAGAGGATAACAATGTGTTATCTGAACATCAGCAGAGAAATAAATGTCAGTATGAAATAAACATACATATGTAATAGAAAAATTTGACCTATAAGACGAGTTTATGAGTTAGGAATGAAATTATACTCTTGAAAGGTTATAAACGCCTTACAGGTCAAATAAATACATATAAATAGTATATTCACTTATTAGATATGTTTGTCAACAATGAATTGTTATTGTATTATACCTTTAAATGGCTTAGAATTGGCTTGTATTGAATTTTATGCGTTTATGTATGAAATTATATTAATTACTAAAAAATGCAATACAAGTCAAATGAGAGCATTTTAGAGATAGATGGATTAATGTAATTGTAGTTTGAGTTAAATTTTTACCGAAGTTAAAGCGAGGAATTAGCCTATGGCAAGCTACATAAGAAGTATGGCGTTAAATTAATTATTTTTGATTATTCGTCAGCAAGCTGTCTCATAATAAAAAATAATTAATTTAACTTTGGCGTACCCAAAATTCGCAAAGCTCATTTTGTTTACGCTGACAAAAAGATATTGAGATTTGTGTTTTAGGGGAGTGAGTTTGTGGGTGTAAATCAGGTGGGTGTAAATCAGGAATATAAAAATAGCCTGCTAATTTATAGCAGACTTGAGTTAATGTGGTTATTGAATTGTAGGGGTTTATTATTCTGATATTTTTGTTTTTACAATATTACTTTAAGTAAATATTACTTTATGTAAATTTATTAAAGTAAAATATAATATTTTATACAGTCAGTAATATGGTGAATTATTTAAAACGAAAACGATAATAGATTTTTTAGTTCACCGAAAGGTGTTTTGGGAGTGGGAGCGTAAGTTTTAAGTTGGATAAGTGTGTAAATATGGGATAAATCCTATATTTTTGTAAGGTTTAAGGTATTGAATTTGAGATTGTATTAATGAGCAGGAATTTGAGGTATTTGTGGTTTAGGTCATTTTGGCTATTTTTGAGGTAGTTTGAATGGATTTGGATAGTGTTGTGTTAGGGTGATAAATGGCTATTTTATGCGGTTTTTAGGTAATAGGTGTGGGGATTGAGATATGGGTGTTTTTGGTATGAAATGAGGGTTTAGGTGGTTAAAAGGTGGTTAAAAAAATAGGGCTGAAAACGATTTTTATGGGTTCGATTCGGTGGATGAGTTCGATGGTCTTTTTGGAACTACTACGCCCTTTGTTTCAGATTAGACGAGTTGCTAAAATGTAAAATACCCCCCTATGTTGGTTAGTGGTAGGTAGTAGGTAGGGCGTTGAGTTATGCGGTATATCGGGGTGTGTTTTAGTGATATTTAACTTGTAAAAACGGCTTGAATACTACATTTTTTGAAGTTTTAAGAGGAGTAAAAGGAGCTGGCAAAAGTCCGCAAAAGCGCAAAAAGCGGACATTTAAAAAAGTGGGTAAAAGTCAGGGATTGCAGGAACTACAGTTATATATTTACTGTTTTTGTAGTGTTTGCGACAAAATAGGGCAGTGATAAAATTTAACAAAAAGTCATTGAAAAACGGGTGAAAAGCGGCGAAAATTGTATTATGATACTACATATGAATAATTGTTCATATGTTCTAATTGTACTATTAAAAGTAATACAATAGTAATACAATATAATTGTACTATTAGAAATAATACAATTAATATTCTAACTAATGCATACACGCTCATAACTTACTATACTTACTATGCTGCACTTGTATATCTGTACGCTCATACATTCATATATCATACATTCATATATCAATCTACCTACACACAAAAATGCTCTTTAAACGCTCTGTATTGGCTTAAACAGTCAAGCAATATAAAATTTACTCTAATAGACTATAAAAACGCTTACAAAGGCATTTAAAAGGCAAACATAAGGTAGGCAAGCTATATTATTCAATCAATCACGCTGTCACGCTTTAAACATTCATAAAAATATTGTGTTGCTGTCTGATTGCGTGATTGCAAAAAGCTGTCTATTTTGTCAATATCAGTTAATTTTATATATATTGCTTTATGCTTGTATGTTTTTGCTGCATACTTGTTGTTCGCTCTGATTTTAGCAGCACTATTTTTATTATCATTTTTAATTGTTGTTTTTTGTTCGTTTTTTTGTAAATCTGTTATAATCATAGTTATATATTATTATAATTAATAATTGTTATTGTTTATTTGTATATGTTGCATAAAATATAGTACAATATAATATTGTATCTTTGTGTAACAATAAATAGTTATAATTCTTTTATGCAATTATAAATACAATATTATATTGTATAATATAATCACAATAAAGATAGAGAAAAGGAAACAAAGGATTATAAGTAATCGCTCTATTTGGTCACAATTCACACAATTCATAAGCGATTAACTTAACCGCTTCGGTGGTTATTGTAGAAATTCAATTGTTACAACTCACAACACAAATATTTTAAACATTTTAATTGTGTTGCGTAAATCAAAAAATGTTCGTACCTTGAAAACTGAATGAACTTGCAACAGTTTGAGCCTGCACACATCTATACATTAGTATAGTAGTAGTGCCTCTAAAGTCCTTAGACGAAGTATATCAAAATTCGCATAAAGAAAAATAGTAATAAATGTACTATTGAATGTATGCGACCGGCGATATATTGAGCCTTTGAGCTTTAAGCCCTCAATGAAGAAAGCTACCGCTATGCCGTCAATGGGTGAAGTGCACCCTTCAAACTGTTGATACTCAAGTCAAACCTTTATTTTTAATTTTAACTTTTTAGGCGATTGCACAAAACAGTAATAATAATTATAGCGTTTATTTTGTGTAAATTGCATAATTTAAAAAGCTGATTTTGTACAATCTATAAAGAGTTAAAACACTCTTAATGTGTAATTGCCATAATTATACATTAAATACATAAAAAAGTCAAGAAATTTTTTTAAAAAAGTCAAGAAATTTTTTTTAAAAGGTGGTAAATATATTATGTTAACTGTAAAAATTGACGAAGATAAAGTTCTGGATTTATTGATGGATAGAGTCGCATATTTGACGGATGACGAAGATGTCCAAAAACTTTATGAGCAAATGTACGAAAACTATATATTTAGCGGATGCTTTGACGGGATAGACTTTGACATAAATTTAATAGTTGATAATGATTATATTAATTATTGCAAAGTTATTTGTGAAGGTGATGCCGAATATACAGAAATTGACGAAATTTATAAAAAACAAGGGTTGGGGGATTGTAGCTGTGAAGCTGAAAACAGCGGATGCAGTTATATTGAAGCTGAATATAGAGGTATGTATTTAGTTAGATATTAAAAGAAATAAAGTCGCTGAAGAGTCTTTGAGAATTAAGACGAAACGCCCAAAAGGGCGTCCGGCTGAACGCAAGTCGAAAATCAAAAATTTTAAAAGGTGGTAAATAAAAATGGAGAAAATAAAAACAACTGCAAAGGCAATTAAAGAGAGATACAGAAAGTGTTATTCTGCCGGGTATGGTCAATTACAATTTTTGTTAAGGTATATTGAACCGCTGTATTACCACGCTGGCGTGTACGGTTGGGATTATGATGTCTATATAATTGATGATGTAGCAATTTTTACAGGCTATCGTTACCCATCAAGCGGTATAAAGCACATCCCGCATGAAATAGCGGAAAAATACGACAAGTACGCAAAAAAGATTATTGACGCAAATCACGGCAATAAGTATGAGTTTGTGTCAGATGTACTTAAAAATTTAATTAATGATATGATTGCAGAATTAAATTAAGTCGTTGCATCGACTATAAAAAGCCGTTAGGATGCAAGCGTTCCGCCCGATATGGGCGGAGGTCGGGAAAACCGAAAAATTAAAAACAATAAAGGAGTTAATACATATGACAACAAAGCAATTACAAGAATACGCAAACAAGGCACTTGAAAACTACAACGGTGTAGCATTTGATGTTAATACTGAGCATTACGTCCGCCCTTGGGCGGCTGAAGGTGAAAAATATACATTATATTTTGTCAATACATTTGCACAAATTGCGTCCGCAAATAACATTTACGATGCAAAAGAAATAATTGATAATTATGTAAGCCGTGAGCAAGAATTGGAAAAGGAGGCGCTAAAGTATGCTTGTTAAAGCAACAAAAGCTATGACAGACTTATTGCGCAAGAATTTAAATCTTGAATGTATAGAAATGATAAAGTTGTGTAAGTTCTCAGAGTCGGAATTTTCACGACTCGTTGATTACAACAGCTATAATCGCATATGCGATTATAGCTTAACAACCGGAAAATTCAGTGTTATAAAAATTATATACAAATCTGAAAATTACGCAAACCCTGCATATTTGACAACAAAAGATTTGTTGCGATGTTTTAATCGTAGCGACAAAAGCATTGACAGCTTTATAAACGCCATTGCGGATGCCGTTGCAATCTAAGTTTTAAAAAATTCGTTTGACGGATTACTTATTATATAATATAATTATTATATAATAAATAATCTAAAAAGGAGGAATATATAATGAAATATAAAGAAATTGAGGCAAAAACAAGAGGTATTGATTTGCCTGTGACAGCAGTCAATGAAAATGGCGATAATGTCATTATTGATTGTGCAGACGATTGTTATAGAGTAGCAACACTTCAAAAAATGGGTGGTGCAAAACAGACATATTCCACCCGGACGGGACAACAGAAGAATTATACGAAAGGTAGGCATGTATAAACAGGTAAATATACAGATATAGTTGAATAAATTAAAAGGTTAAAGACTCAGAGTTCAAACAAAATGGACTTTGAGTCTTTTTCGATTTTAAAATTCGTTTAGCGGTTGCGAATTGAAACAAAACCGGTACCATATTAGAATTAAATCAAATTATTAATTATAAATGGAGGATTTACTATGAATAAAATTTTATATCTTGAAAAAAGAGGTTGCAATTTTTCGGACTTTTCAGACGGTGTTCACATGAAAACTGTATCAGATGTTGGAAATTATCGCGTGTGTACGCCTAACGAATGTGTCATCGGCAAGGATGGAAACAAATATTTTCTTGAGTTTTCAAACTGGGATAAATACCATTACAGAACAGAAAATAAAAGAACAGGAAAGCCGTTAAAAAACCCCGTTCGTGAGTTAATAATGGCGAATGCGGTACATACAGATACACAATACACCGCAAACGATGGATTTTGCTATCGCAATTCAAAACTTGAAAAGCAAATTAATTCAATTGATAGGTTATATACACTTGAAAATATTTTACAAATTGTAAATGAAATCAGCAAAGACAACTACATTAAAATTGAATTTATTTAATTAATTAATACAGAGCAAATATAAAGCTGATGGGCGGAGGTCGGGCAATCTGATTTCCGTTAAAGCTACAAGCCATAAATCCAAAGTAATGGCTATGTTTGCGAAAAAATTAAAAAACAGGAGTGTTGTAAAATGAAATTTGAAACAATGCAATCGGAAATTATGGCGAAATGGTCAGAGCATTTCAATGGAAAATGTGATGTAAATTTTGTAGGTGATTATCCGGGTATGCGCGGGCGCTTTATATGGATCGCAATGAAATTGTCGGAAAAAACTGTTGTATGCGATGATATTTTTCAAATTAGATTTATAATTGATTTACCGGATAATTTCAACAAATTGGAAGAGTTGCCGAAAAACTTAACAATTACTACCAAAAACTTTATTGGCACAGACTTGGCACTAGGCTATAATATCAAGCCGGAACCGGAAAAAGACAAAGGTCTTGAATATGGGTTCCGAGCAATTCCCTTTAGGGAAACAACAGGAACGCCGGAAAAGATTATACAAGTTATCGGAAAATTTATTGATAAACTTTACGAACAGTTTACAGCAGATTACAAGAATGGAAATATTACAAACAACTATATTGAAATTGTAAAAGAAAATTTGAAATAATTAAAAAGCACTATGCTAACAACAGAGCTTTTGAAGGGCTGAGCTTATCAACCCTATCCCATACCAAATTAAATCAAATTATTAAAAAAGAGGTAACAAAAATGAATTACAAAATGAAAGTAGTATTATCAATCACTAACGCACCGAAAGGATTTCCAAATGAAAAAGTGTTTAAAATGGAATGTTCATTCTTTTATGACAAAGAACAGTACGGCAACGGTTATTTTCTGACTATTGAAAGTGAAAACTTTGAAACTAAATATTTTGATTTAAGATATGACAGGTTATTTAAAAAAGCAGAAAAAGAAAAATGGCTTGAGGATTGGGCGAAAAATTATTGGAATGGTAAAAATGGAGCGTGGGCAGTTAAAACGCTTGAAATTATAAAGGAAGAATAAATGCAGCTTGATAATCTAATACAGAGTGACTACACCCGCAGAGGGTGTAGGTAATGTAGCTGGAGGCGGTCACAAGCCCGCAGAATCTACATAATAAAAAAATTTAAAAGGTGGTAAATAAAAATGAAAAAAGAAGCTATGTATAAAAGATACGCAAACCAAAAACCGGTGGGAGGTACATATATTAGTGATACTCTTGGGCTTCGGGTTTACAAGCCTGATGCAAACGATAAATACGACTGTGATTATATATGCAGCTGGCGCAGTGGTGAAAAGGAGTGGGGCTTTCATAAACATATAGTGCACTACTCAACCGATGGCAGGGCTTTTATTCGAAAAGGTTTTTTAAGAATCTATCTGGATGAAGTCTGGATGAAGTATTGACGGAGAATATTCAGAAAATCATATTGATTTATTCGTTCAAAAAATTGAACGATAATTATATTGATAGGAGTAATAATAGGAGGAGTTATTATGGATGAAATTAAACAGTATGTAGAAAACGCTATTACAGACGGCAGAGAGGTTACAAAGCACTATGCTAACAGATGTGACTATATCTTTATTAAAGAGAATGACGGGTGGATTAGCATTATTGATATAACATACGGTATATATAGCACTGTCATTCAAGCAAAGGATATGAAACACGCTTTGGAATTTATCGCATTAAGAGAACCGTTAACCGTTTTGGTAACGATTTTGTAAAATATATATAAGGATGTTTGGGAGAATATTCTTAAAGGGACATCTTGTCCCTTTAAGAATTAATACCGCTTTAAAGTGTTAAACAAAAGTATCTAAAGGGACAAATTGTCCTTTTAGTAAACACCCGATAAATACTACATAATTTGGCGATATTCATCCTTAATTGAATATAATGCCCTAAAAACACATATAAAATACATATCAATCAAAAAGTCAATCAGAAAGGAAGTTATATGAAAATGGAAAACACATTACAGACAATTCAGCAGAAAGAATTGTTGCTGACTGAAACAAAGCAAAAGGAATTAAGAGAGCAGTATATAGACCGTGTAGATGTCTTAGAAAAGGTTAAAAGCCTTATTATGCTGCCTGATATTGAGTTTATGACGGTTGCTCAAGTGGCGGATTTTTATGAGGTTGAGTTAGATACTATCAAAAGAGTTTATCAGCGTAGTAAGACCGAGATTGACGAGGACGGTGTTGTCAATCTAACCTCTAAACTTCTAAAGGAACAAGTTGTTCCTTTAGATATTATAAACCGCACTAAAGCATATGCCGAGGTTGAATTTAAAGACGGCACAAAGCTGATTTTGCCAAACAGAGGTTTAAAAGGTTTCCCTCAACGAGCTGTATTAAGAATAGGTATGTTGCTTCGGGATAGCAAGGTTGCAAAGGAAGTCAGAACACAGCTTTTAAATACCTTTGAGGAAGCACCTGCCGAGGCTAAAACAGTGAATATCAATGAGGAGTTGGATATACAAGCGAAAATCGGTCAAGCGTTTCTGTCAGGTGATATTATGCAGATTGCAGAAGCCGTTACGGAGGGGATGGCTTATAAAAATAGGCATATTGCTAAACTTGAAAGCCAAAATGACGATTTAAAACTTGTAAATGGTACATTGACAGATAAAACATTATATTGGGCGGATAGAGCCTGTCTGAATAAAGCAATCCGTACTATGGCTAATGTCAGAGGTGTTCCAATAGGTCAGGTATGGAAAGAATTGTACGATGAGTTATTATACGGTTATCATATTAACCTTAAAGCAAGAGGTGGTAAGCCGTATATTGCACATATCAGAAAAGAAGAATGGGCGAATGTGGTTAAGGTATTTACCGCTATGTGTGAGAAAAGATACCTTAATACTGCCGATATTTTAAGGAAATCGAAAATAAAAACAGAGGATAAATCAAAGGGCGGAAAGGAAGATTGATGATGAGCTATCCGATTGTATTTCAAACTAAAGTTGTTAAAATCAATGATAATGAAATTATCCATTTCAATAGAGTTGGTTGCAATAATGATGATGAAGGCAGAGTGGCGAATGTATATGAAGCAAAAATCCGTACTATTGAAGATTTCAAGCGTATGGCTGAAGGATTTATTATAAATTCAAAACCTTATAAGGAAACAGGGGTATTTGAGCTCAAGGTTGGTAGTAAATGGTGTTCTTTCTATGATTATGGAATGTATTTATTAAGAGCATTAAAACGGGCTGATAATTTGGAAACATTCAAAAATAATTACGCCTTTAGAGCTACCGTTATAAAAGGTGTTGAGGTTACAGATATTGATAATGGTATTCATAAAGTGTTCTCAATCATAGAATATCCTGATATATTTGATATGTTCTATGAATTAAGGTCAGATAACAGAGTTTTTGAAGGCATTGACTTCGGTAAGGCTTCTTGCCGCAAAGTAATTGATTATATTTACGATATTAAAGATTCTATTGATTTAATTAAAGAAGGATTCCCTATTGAATGTTACATTAAAAAGAATAAAAAGGAGAAATAAATAATGCCAACTAAAGCAAGAAAATCAGCAGAAGTAAAAGCTGCCGAGAAAATAATCAAACTAATGGATAAAGCAGATAGAAAGCCCGAATACGCAGGTGCATATATTAATGATAAAGGAAAACAAGTTATAGGTTGTATGTTTATGGTGGTTAGACTTAATGAGCCGTTACCGGTTGCTCAAGCAAAGCAGAAGATGACCTTTTTTGACAGAGTTTTTGATATAAACAAAGGAGAGGAGCAGACTATACTTGAAATTCCTTCGGTTGCGGACTTAAAAGACTATATTAAAGCTAAAAAGGAGCAAAATCCTGAAAAATACAAAGGCAGAAATAAAGAACCTATATCTTATGACTTTGGTATAACGGAAAGTAATGTAATACTTCCGCTTGTTAATGCGGAATATCTGTCAATAATGCTTGAGGTATTAGGGAATGACAGTCAGGTAACTTGGAGTCATCCGGCTATAAATCTAAAAAAGACCTATAATAAAGGCTATATTTTCTTTAAATCAAGTAAGGGTGACGGAATACTTTGCCCTGTTCGTAGGAATGATATATAAAGGTGGAGAAGTTATGAACAATACATATAGAATAAAGGCTCGCAAACAGCGACAGAAGGCTGTCAGAGCCGAGATAATTATAACTGTTATTACATTTGCTATTATGGCTGTTATAGGTTATAATGCTATTTTCTGCGGTTGTAAATGGCTATGCTCAATAGTGTGAACATAGTTTATGCAACAAAATGCACAAACTTGCAAACTTGCAAAAATCAGTTAAAAATGCAGGATAAAGCATAAGGATATACATATAGTGAACTTGCAGAATTTCAGCATTTTTGCAAGTTGAATTGGGGATTGAAATATGAGATATAAATTACTTAGAACGATAAACAATGAGCCTGAAACATTCGGTGTGTACGATACATTTTCTCAAGCGTATTGGGAAATGGAAAGAGATTATTATAATTATATGTCTGACTGTAAAATCATACATTACAATGAAATTTGCGCCAATGAGGCTGTTGTGGTTGATAACGAAGATGAGTGCCATTGGCTGATTATAGAGGAAAGAGAGGAATATAATGTCTGAATATATTATTGAACATTTTACTGCAAATGTAAATTATAGAGAGCAGTGTATGAGAGATTGGTATTTAATGTCAATCTCTGAAAGAGCTGTATATGATGATAACTTTAATGTGTATATGGCTGAAAGGTTATTAAAGTGAGTGATTTGTTTACTGTCTGTGGGTGCAGTAATCAAACCGAAAATATAACATTGTACGGTTTATTTGATAATTACCCGCAGGCAATAAAACAAATAAACATACTGTTGCCTCTGATTAGAGATGGACAGATAGCAGATAGACAAAAAGACACCATAGAATATATAAATTTGCTACAAAATTCAAAAATAATTGGTAGTTTTTGGTAATATAATTGCAATTATTTTTAAACTGTGATACGATTAATAAGAGGAGAATATAAAAAATAACGATGTAAGGAGTGTTATTAATGGGAATGGATAAATTCAGTCCAAAAGAATTAAGAAAGAGGTATAGCGTTCAAATTCCGTCAGGAGGATTTGACTTACCAAATGGCAGAAGTATAGATTTTTATACATTACCAGAGGAAGAAATGAAATTAGTATTAAGAGAATTAGGTTGGTTTGATGAACCATACATTATGATTTATGTAACCGCAGAAGTAAATATTGAAAATGGGATTGATAGATTTAAGGCTGGTTATTCTTCCGTAAAAAGAAAGAATTTTAAATTATCGCAAGTAACTTGGAATGGCGGCTATCCTTATATTAGGAGAGGCGGATGTAGACTTTATATTGATAAATGTAAAACATACAAAGTTGAGAACCGTTAAGAACATTTATAGGAGTGGGTAGCTTTATGAAAAAAATCAAACAAATTAATAATTTTGTTATTAAGCAGGATACAGCACGACAAATTTCATACTTTGGTAACATAATGGATAATCCTAATTATTTAAAATGTTCCGTGTTTAGTTTTGACGGGAGATGCTTAGAGGATAGGCTTACTCTTGAACAGGCAGAAAATTTTTGTAATACAAATAAAGGTTTTATATAAAAGAAAGGATAATACATATGATAATAACAAAAGATGAAACGACAAGAAAAGTAAGAGTTGATATTGATAAATTGAAGGTTGGAGATACTGTGTATGTGCCTTATTTTAAAGGTTACAAATATCCTTATTGAAAAAAAGAGATAATAGAAAAGGTCTCACCTAAAAAGCAAAGTATAAAAACTAATTTTTTATTGCGAAGGAATAATGATTGCATATTTTACTTTTTTGAACATCACCCAAGTATGAATATAGAAAATTCAATCTGTAAAGCACAAGACGAAATTAAAAAATTTAAAAATTATATTTATGAATTTAGTTTTGATTTGTGTAACACTTTTGATGATGATAAAATTGTAGAAATTGCTGACAAAATGTTAGAGTTAGAAGAACTTATTGAGTCCGCCAAAAAGAGAGCATAACTTTTTTTGGCTCTGATATTAAAGTAATGAAAAGAGAGGTGATATTTATGTATAAAGTAGGAGACAAATATGTTTTAAAAAGTACAAATGGAATGAAATATATTTGTATTATTGAGAATATTAACGAATGTAGAGAACCAAGCCTTAAATATGCTTTAGATGTCATAGATGAAAATGATGTTAGTTATTATAAATCTTATAGAGACTATTTCTTTTGTGGAGAGGAATTTATGAGCAGGCTTGCAAAATATTAAGGTATTTCTTGAAACTCAAGAAATACCTTAATAGTAAACAAGTATATAATAGAAAAGAGGCATCATCAGGATTGTGGAAGGTCGAGATGATACCTCATAACACAAACACAAGCCACTCCATTTGGAGAGGGTTAGCGTTAGCCTACCCTATTTGGTAGTGTTCATTATACATAATAGCAAAAATTGGCAGATTTGTCAATCACATTTTAGCTGAAAGGATTTGAGAGAAATGATTAGTTTTTTATGCGCAGGATGGTTGCTTTACCATATAATTGCAGAGCAATGCTGTATATGGCGTGCGCAGTATCAAGGTTACAAAGAAAAAAAGAAACAAGAAGAATACAACAGACTTCAATGGGAAAGAAACAAGCAAAAAGTATTGTCAGAAAAATTAACTTGTGAAAATTCTGCCATTGACAATTAATTAAAGAATGCATATAATAGTATATTCGAACAGATGTTCTATTATTAAAAGAAAGGATGGAAATTAAAATGAACAAAGAAATTGAAAGCAAAATAAGAGAATGTTGCACATTTTTGATTGAACAAGAGAACGGATTAGCTTTTGTAAGAAGTATATTTTACCCACCTGTTATTTCTGGCGATATATTAGATTTTACGAAAGGTGGAGACTTTCCTATTGATATGAGCATATCCGATGTGTTGGACTATAAGTATATAATAACAGAACTTGCAAAAGTAAGACCGATAACAGAATCAACTGATTATTTCAACAAGCATATAGTTGAATACATATTTAATGCAAAGTCGGCTATTACAGGAGAGAAAGCTATAATCAAAGGTTATGTAGCTGATAGTGAACACAATGCTAAAATATGGAGTGGTGGTTTTATATACAAAGGTAAATTTCACGAGGGTGATTGGGGATTGCCGGCAAAGATTTTTAAGATTGCTGATAAAATAAGGAAAAAGAGAGGACTTAAAAGAAAATTTTTAAATTTTTAAAAAAACTATTGACAAATGAAATTACATAATGTATTATAGTGGTACAGAAAATAATTAAGGCTTAAAAAATATTTCGCTTTTTACAAAATAAAATGCGATTTACCTATAATTATATTTCTGAAAAATGATTTAGAAAGAAATTCAGAAAATTAAATTAAAATACCAAACGGAAGGAGAATGAAAATGAGAGTCAATAATAATTGCACAGAGGAAATCAAATGTGGAGATGTATTTTTTGCAGATTTGTCTGGCGAAGGCTCTCTTCAAACAGGTTTAAGACCTGTTATTGTGGTTAGTAATGACACAGGTAATTATTTTAGTTCAGTTGTAACAGTAGTTCCTCTGACTTCAAAAAAGAAAAAAGAATTACCCACACACACAACTTTATATCCTAATGCTATAAATGGATTAAATAAAATTTCAATTGCTTTAGCTGAACAGATAACTACTATACCGCAAGATTATCTTGTAAGGAAGATAGGTTGTCTTAATAGTAAAGAGATTAATAATGTTAGATTTGCAGTATTAAATATGCTTAGTATGAGTTGTTTGGCAAAAGTAGTGTATGATAAAAAGAAAACTAATTTGGTTACTAAAGCAGTGTAAAACAATTGATAGAATTTGATGTCAGCCGTTGACAAATTAAGTTACATATTGATATAATAAAAGAAATATGTAATTAAAACAACAGAAAAGAGGTTTTATGTTAATGGCTATATCAGAGCAGCATATTGATATTATAAGAGAAGATATTACTGACGATGATAAGAAATTTTCTGCAATAAATACCACTGTAAAATCAGTTCATCAAAAATATCTTATGACTCTTAAAATGAGAGAACTGTCAAAGGAAGAAAAGCGAATAGGTAAAAGTTGTCTTAAATGGAGTGACAGTGAACTTTTTGATTTTATATCAAAAAGTCCTTATTCAGAGGATATGAATTTATTTAGGGTAGTCTTACGAGAGTATTTTCAAATTAACAACCAAAAATTCCCTGTCATAATAGATAAAGTCGATTTTTTAAATGTCGTACCGGATTGTGTTACTGATATGAAATGGGACAAATACAGCATTATAAATGTCAATAAAAATCTCTTTGACAATATGGCAAGAAATAGAGAGGAAGCCTTTGAAATATATAGTTTGTTTTTAGCGTATTCACTATTGTGTTATTACAACGCTAAAATCAAGGCTGATGATATTTTTGAATGTCAAATACAAAAAAATGGAGATAAGTATTATCTTTCGTCATATGGAGTGACTTTTTCAGTTGATGAAAAGACAAAGAATTTTTTTAAAGCGGTCACAATGACAGCTCAAAGAAATAACTATTCCTTTAAAAGTTATAGAGATTGTTGGAGTCATAAAAGACAGGGAGATGACCGTTTTAAATCTTTTTCCATATATGCGATTAGATGGTCGGGCATATACCGAAGGATGTATGAGTATGACTTAAAAAATGATGGTGTTATCTCGGCAGGATTTATTCAAAGGAAACTGTTAATTCAGTTTGGACATCCGAAAATAAGAAATAATGATGATTTCCAAAAAGCAATTAGACGATATAATCAATGGCGAAAAACTTTTGGTCTAAACTTTTGACCTATAAAAAGTTAATTCTGGCTATGTGCTATAATGGTGCATAGCCAAATAATAACAAAGGAAAGATGTAAAAAGCGAACTTATAATAAATAAGAACTGAAAAACATAAAAAAACAACTAAGTATATTAGGAGTGTGTGTATGAGCCAGCAGTTAGCTATTACAGGTTTTTTTGAAAGTAATAAATTAAATACTGAATCACAAAATCAAAGTCCTGTTAGTAATAATATTATAAGTCTTGAGGATTTCATAACAAAAACAAGTATGACTAAGAATATTGATAATAATTCTTTTAAAGTCAAGGCTCAAATTGTTGCTGATGATTATATTAAAACAATTGAAACAAAGCATAATCCCACTGATGCTTTTAGTGTTGAGGAAGTTAAGCTATTACTTGACTATCTATATTCTCAAAATGGTAAATATCCGATTAATGATATTCGTAACTTTGCTTATATTACATTGAGCGTAAATGTAGCCCGTAGAGTTGGTGATATTCTTAATTTAAGGATTGGTGATGTAGTTAATATCAAAAATGGTGTAATTGAAATTGCCGACCACCTTTGTTTAAAAGAACAAAAGACTGATAAATATGCTCGTGTGAAAATTAATTCATATGCCCGAGAAGCCTTAAAATTCTATCTTGAAAAACTTGGGCAGTATAACCTTGCAAAGTGTTTACCGGCAAGCAAATTGTCCGATTGGCTGTTTCCTCAATGTTATAACAGAGAAAAGCCAACTACACCTGATAGTATGCGTAAAATGATTAAAAGGCTTATAGACAAAATAAGGGTAGTTAATAAAGGCTTTGCAGACCGTATAAATGAAAGTTGTCCAGAATTATTCAGTAAGCATTATGGTACTCATTCATTGAGAAAGACCATTGCAAGAAATGTTATTGATAATTCAAATGATGTTAAAGATATTCAACTTACAACTGAATTTTTAGGACATTCAAGTCAAAAGATTACTTCTACTTATTTAAATATTCAAAGGGAAGAGCTTGATGACTATACTGAAAAATTTGGTATTGGAATTAGTTTAGAATAAAGAACAAACAAAAATATATAATATGAAAATCAACTGTAAATTTTCGGAAGTCTTTTGTTGCAGATTATATATATGGAGCTATGGTGTAATGGTTAGCATAGCAGACTTTGACTCTGTTGATTAAGGTTCAAATCCTTATAGCTCTGCCAATAACAAGACAAGTATAACTATATTATAGAATTATAGATTATGCTTAAATAACACCTCCTTTTAAAATAAAACAGACACATAACGGATAAGTGTCGCTATAAAGAATTGCTTTATGGTTGCCTTATAAGCTGAATCCGTTATTGACAAAAGAAAGGTTATTAATGTAAGAATTGATAACGGTTGGCGGTGGGTTTATATATATCATTTAAAGAAAGGAAATTTTTTATGGATAAACTTATATTAACATTAAAGCGATTAAGGGTTGGAATTTCATTTACAAGTGTTATTGTTACTGTTGTATTGTTCTTTATTTGCAGAGAACAAGCGGTATCTTGGAGAGGAAATGAAACGGTTGGTGGAGAATGTATGCTACTATTTATTCCACTTATTACAGATATTGTGTACATAAATATTAGAGATATTATCTTAGAACATTACAGAATGAATGTGCCTATATTAAAAAGAAAAGTACCTAAACCAACTATTAAAATTGATAAAATATTATCGGTAAAAAGAAAGGATTTTACATAATGATTGATTGTTCAAGAACTGAAAATTACTTTAAAGAAAAGGCAAGAATGACAAAAAAACGAAAGTATGGAGTATGCAAACTTAAATGTACAAATTGCCCTTTAAGCGTTAAGAATAATGGTACAGGTGTTTCGTGCGAAAGTCTTGAAATGTTTTATCCTGAAAAAGCAGTTGTAATTGTACAGAAGTGGTCTGATGAACACTCACAGAAAACTTATTTGAGCGAGTTCTTAAAGCATTATCCAAATACTCCGCTTGGTGATAACGGAACACCTGATACAATTTGTCCTTACGAATTAGGGTTGGTGAGTATGGAAGATTGCAAAAAAGGTCGCCATTGCATTGACTGTTGGAATCAGACTATTAAGGACGGTGAAGAAAGTAAATGATTGAATTATGTAGAGCTAAAGAGGAAAATACAGGTGAATGGGTGTATGGTTATTACACTTTATATCCTAAATGTTATGGATTACATCCCTGTATAATTACAGGAACAGAATATGGATGTATTATACCTAAATTTATTGATTTGAATACTTTAGGAAGCTGTACTGATATGGTTGATGTAAATGATAAAGAAATGTTTGCGGGAGATATCCTCAAAATCAGTAGTCCTAATCCGAACTATAATTATTTAACTGTAATTTATGATAAGTTTTGTACTTTGTGTATAAATGTACCCGAAGAGGGATCTGATGTTTGTGCCATTGGATTTGCCCAGAGTACTTGGAATGAATACGAGTGCACAGTTGAAGTTATCGGCAATATCTATGACAATCCGGAACTTTTAAAGGAGTAAAAATTATGACAAGATATGAACTCGAAAGACATTTAGGAAAATATGTTGAAATTGTACTTTTTGACGAAACGGTGATTGAGGGCATTTTACATAAAACAGGTGAAAAAGCCTTTGAAAATGACGCTAATTTGTCAATACCAAAGTTACGATATTTCTGCACTTGTGGGGATAAGGTTGTTAGCAATTGTGTTTTTAGATTGTCCCACATTAAAAAAATCAGTCGTATAAAAATTAAACTTAATGTTGTTATTAAACTTAAAGTTGTTGACGAAGTTAAACTCTCAAAGTGGGTAAAAAAGAAAGACAGAAAAGTAGGTGAAGCGGAAGCATACTGCTTAACTTGCGGGAGAGAGGTTGTTTATCAAGTCATTAACAACCGTTATCAATTTGAAAACTATTGCCCACATTGCGGAGCAAAAATGGATTTGGAGAGTGAGAGTAAATGAAACTTAGACAGGAAATTAATAACATTCGTGACATGATTGACGGCGAACTCAATCGCATTATGGTCACGGACGATATAGAAGAGATAAGAAGGTTGACATATTGTTTATTTTTCGACATAAATAACCTTATCTGCAAAAATCAACAAAGAATTGCTAAATCGTTGAGAGATGAAGAAAATGACTAAAACATTTTGTAAAAAATGCGGATTGCAATACTCAAGTTATTGCTCGCCAAATACAACAAATACAAAAAAAGATTGTGTTAAATGTTGGGGGATGCCAACTGATACAGATTATATTTATTAATAAGAAAATAATTAATTTAGAAAGGACAAGAATTATGAATTTTACAGAGATGAGAAACAAATTAATTGAAAATTTTAATGATATTACAAAAGATGTAACGCATTTGTTTGAGGTAAATGTAGATAAAGACGAAATGTGGAATTTGTACTTAGATAGTTTTCCTTTAGGTACAAATAAAATTTATAGGGAGCGTAGAGAGCACGACTGTTGTTGCTGTCGCCAATTTATCAAGACTATCGGTAATGCGGTTGTCATTAAAGATAATAAAATTACAACAATTTGGGATTTTAAAACAAATGACAGTACATATCAACCCGTATTAAATGCTTTATCAGCCTTTATAAAAGCCCACGCAGTAACAGATGTTTATGTTAGTAAAGTTAAAAGAATTGGAACTTTACAAAATTATGAGGAAATGGAAAATGGTGTTATGCACGAATGGACTCATTTCTTCTTAGAACTTCCTAATAAGTTTGTGAACACCACTTCTTGTTCTATTGGAGAAATTAAGGGCGATTTCAGAGATACGAAGAATGTTTTTAAGCGTTCTCTCGATGATATTGATATGGAATCACTTGATACTGTTATTGAACTTATTAATTCTAACACTTTATATAGGGGGCAAGAGTGGAAGAACTCATTAATTAAGTTCCGTAGATATAAAGAAGAATACGATAAACTTAAAACAGATAAAAAGAAAAATCTTTTTGCTTGGGAACAATCTGTTAAGGTCGGCAAAACAATTGGCAGAATCAGAAATCATAGTATTGGAACACTTCTCGTGGATTTAAGTAATGGAATGGATTTGGACACAGCAGTGAGGAGTTATGAAAAAATTGTTGCTCCGAGTAATTATAAAAGACCAAAAGAAATTTTTACAAAGAAAATGCTTGAAGAGGCAAAGAACACTATTACAGAACTTGGTTATATGGATTCTCTTGGCAGAAGATTCGCAACGCTTGATGATATTACCGTGAATAATATTCTTTTTTCTAACAAGGACTCTGCTAAAAGGATTCAAGGTGTGAATGATGTTTTTGGAGAAATGGAAAAAGAAGTTACTGCAAAGCCAAAAAAGTTTTCTAAGGTTGAAGAAATTTCAGTCGATAGATTTATTTCTGATATACTTCCATCTGCAAAAGAGGTTGAAGTTTATCTTGAAAACAAACATTCAAATAATATGGTTTCTTTAATTGCTCCTGAACATAAAAATGCAAAAACAATGTTTAAATGGGATAATAACTTTGGTTGGGCTTATGCCGGTAATGTAACAGACTCTATAAAAGAAAAGGTTAAGTTAGCAGGTGGAAAGGTCGATGGAGATTTAAGATTTTCTATCCAATGGAATGAGGATGGCAGTGATAACTGCGACCTTGATGCACACTGTAAAGAGTCTGCTTGTGATTATGAAATTTATTTTGGTTCTGCTAAAAAGCCTTATTTTTCTCCTACAAAAGGGCAGTTAGATGTTGATGTCATATCCCCGGATGGAATGGTTGCAGTTGAAAATATTACTTGGGCAGATAGAAAGACTATGAAGCCCGGTAAGTATTTATTCTTTGTGCATCAATACAGCGGTATGGCAAAAAAAGGATTTAGAGCAGAAATTGAGTTTGACGGTCAAATTTTTTCATTTGATTACAACAAGTCAATGAGGACAGATGAAAATGTTTCAGTAGCAGAGGTTGTACTTGATTCCAACGGAGTATTTACAATTAAAGAGTTAATTCCTTCTTCTGCTGTGTCCTCAAAAGAGATATGGAACTTAAAAAGTAATCAGTTTGTACCTGTTTCTGTAATTATGTATTCACCTAATTATTGGAATGGGCAAAATGGAATTGGACATAAGCATTATTTCTTTATGTTGAAAGATTGTTTAAATCCTGAAACGCCAAATGGATTTTATAATGAATTTTTAAATAATGAACTGTTAAAACACAAAAGAGTTCTTGCAGCTCTTGGTTCTAAAATGAGTGTTAATAAAGTAGAAGAGCAATTGTCTGGAATTGGTTTTTCGGCAACAAAGCGTGATGAATTGGTTGTAAAAGTCAAAGGTAATACAGAAAGAGTATTAAAAATTAAATTTTAAAATAAAAGGAGAATAATATTATGGAAGTAAATATTTTTGAGTATGCAGTAAGAAATAAAATCAGATTCCCTTTTAGAGGATTGATTTCAGTTGAAGATTTATGGGATTTATCTCTTGCAAATTTAGATTCTATTTATAAATCTTTAAATAAGCAAGCTAAACAATCTGACGAGGAAAGTCTTTTATCTACAAAGACAGATGTAGACGCAGAACTTGAAATTAAAATTAACATTGTGAAGTATATCGTGTCTACTAAGTTAGAGGAGAGAAAAGCAAGAGAGAATGAGACTATGAAGAAAATTCAAAAGCAAAAAATTATGTCTGCTATTGCAGCAAAAGAGGATGAAGCTCTGCAAAACAGTTCTATCGAGGATTTAAAGAAAATGCTCAATAACATTGAGAACTAAAAAATGATAAGTTGAGCCGTCATAATATAGTTGTTGCTCAACTTAAAATATAAGTATAGATAAAGTGGGGGGGGTAATATGTCCGAATATCATATTGGGTGTGGGATAGCTGGTATTTACGCTGGAAGATTAAATAAAGCAAAGACAATGTGGCTACAAAAGAATGATGTTACAGAGGACGCATTAGCGAGTGTAAGGGATTATCTACGAAGCCATATTGAAGATGGTAAAAATAGCTTCGGCTATGAATGGTGTGCTAAAGATGGCAAGGTAGTATCACTTGTGGTGTCTGTAAGAGAGGGTAAGATTTATGAGAGTTGTCCCAATAATGATGTATAAAACAAAATTCAGCCAATCAAGTTATGAAGTCTTTAATATTAAAAATAATAAGAATGGCTATCCTACATTTTTAATTTATGAAAGAAATCAATGGATATGGATAAAAGCCAAATATTTTAAACCTGTTGAGGAGTGAGATTGTTCAACGACTAATTATGAGAAAATCAAAAAGATGTCAGCAGATGAAATAGCAACAGCTATCTTGAAAGGTATATCAAGTGACCCTTGCGACTATTGTAATCACGATACTTGTGATAACAGATGTTATTATAAGTCAGATTACGAGATTATTAGGGATTGGCTTGGAAGGGAGATAGGAGAATGACAACTGAAAAGATTAAGCAAATCTGCGAAAAAGGATTTGCTACACATAAAGCAAAGCTTATTCAAAACACTGACCGTTACCTTATTATTGATTGGCGAAGGGCTGACGGAAGTGGTGAATATTATGTGAATTACATAGTAGATAAGAAAAGAGGTAGTTTAATTGTCAGCGGCGATTTGGGTGATAGTATAGCTACTTGGTATAACCATATTAATCCGTCAGACCTAAAAGATTGGGTAAAAAATGATATTGGCTATTACATAAGTAAACTTCAATGTTATTCATGTTTGTACTATTACGAAAGTGATAACATTGTTGCTGATATAAAAGAAAAATTAAAAGACGTTGATGTTGATGATTTAATATCGGCATATAACGAATATAACTATTGTTGTGTACGCACCGAGGAAGAACTTTGGGATAGACTTGACGATGATGTATCAACTTGTATCTACACTGAATCTTTTATTCCTGCTAAAGGGATTAAGGATTTTTGTGAAGAACTTGATTCAGATTGTTGGGAGTGGATTTATGATTGCGGTAAGCGGATACATCCTCGTGTTTATTTATGGGCAGATGGCTTTTATAGAGCGTACAAACAGATTGAAGGAGCGATTTAAAGAAATTCGGAAATTCCGAATAATCTATAAGTAACGAAAAGGAGTATTTTAATTTGTTGAAGATATATTATGTGAAGAAATATGTATCTATTGATAATGATGAATGGAAAAAATTGGTTGTAATGCTTACATAATGTCTAATGATAGTTCGTCTGAAAAAATAATTTTTAAAAATAAAAGTTTTGATGAGTGCTTTGAATTTTTAGGAAATCATTATATAAATGGTTTATCACGGTCAGAATCAATTTTTAGACATAAACCACTTATAAATGTTCATTACAGTTGTAATTTGACTGAAACACTTTATAGGTCTTTTAATACTATCTCTTGCAAACAAACTTATACAGAAATAGATATGACTCTTGACGATATAATGAAATTTTTTTCAGCGGAGCAAACAATCGAATACATTAAAGAGAGAGGTCTTAATGTATGTCCTGTGTTAAATAAGTAAGAGTTTACCAATATATTAGTATAGGAAAGTAACGAAAAGGAGCAATAAAAAGTGTCAAAAAAAATGATAAAAGGATATAAAGGTTTCAACAAAGGATTAGTATGCAGAGATAAACAGTATGCCGAAAACACGGTGTTTGATGAAGATGATGCTGTCTTATGTGAAAGTGGTATGCACTTCTGCGAAAATCCGCTAAATGTGTTGAATTATTATCCGTACTATAATTCAGATACAAAAAGTTTTTCAGAGTATGCAGAAGTTGAAGCACCAGAAGATGTTATAGAGAGTAATTGTGAAAAGTCTGTTACAAAACAACTTAAAATTGGTAATAAGATTTCTTTTGATGAATTAATTAAAGCAGGTGTTGAGTTTAATTTGTCAAAAGCGAAATTTGATAAAGAAAAGTCTATTGCTACAGGCAATTGCAGTGGAGCAAGTGCTGTTGGTAGGTGCAGTGGGGCTATTATTACAGGCAATGGCAGTGGAGCAAGTGCTGTTGGTTGGCGCAGCGGAGTAAGTGCCACAGGCGATTTCAGCAGTGCAAGCGCTGTTGGCGATTACAGCGGAGCAATGGTTACAGGTTGGCACAGCGGAGCAATGGTTACAGGTGACGATTGCGGTGCAATGGCTACTGGAACTGGCAGCGGAGCAGCCATTATTGGCGATTACAGCGGGGCAAGCGCTACGGGTAGATGTAGTAGCGCAATGGTTGTAGGTAGGTATTCTCAAGCAATGTGTAAAAACAATAGCGTTGCCATTGCTGTTGGTGGAGGTTCTATGGCTAAAGGTGACATTGGTTGTTATATTGTCCTGACTGAGGTTGAGTGGGTTGAGTGGGGTAGCGAAACAGACGGATATAAAATCATTGATTGTAAGTGCTTTAAGGTTGACGGAAAGATTATTAAGGCAGATACTTTTTATAAATTAGTTGACGGTAAACCTGTTGAAGTGGAGTAAAATGTGTACTGTTTATGTCTATTTTTACTCACTAAATATATTATATTATTAAGTTTTTAAAATGAAAGGAATAATAAAATGAATAAAATGAATGGGAGAAATATAACTTTACATAACACAGATTTTATTGGGAGCGTTATTGATTTATCAGATGTAAAAATTAAAGGAAATAAACTTGTTATTAATCTTAGTCCACAACAATTAAAAATACTAACTTGTTCTATTTTTAATGACAAAGTTCAGCTCTCAACTTTGAAACCAAAGGATGAATTTAAGATTGGCGATGAAGTGTTTATTGTTTTAGAACAGAATGGTGATAGGACTGAGGTTATTTCTAAGGAATTTGCGTATAATCATACTTTTGGTGGTAATTCTTGTTGGAAAGTATCTAATATTCGTACTCTATTAAATGATGTGTACTACAATAAGATTGTAAAATTGGTTGGGGAAAATAATATTATTATAATGAAGCGTGATTTAACATCTCTTGACGGATTAGATGATTACGGCATTTGTCATGATAGAATTTCACTTTTATCTGTGTCAGAGTATGCTAAATATCACAAGATTCTTGGTTTAAACTCCGACTATTCTGATTGGTGGTGTCTTATTACTCCTGCATCAGCGCCGAGTAATAAGTTTCGTCATGATATTTGTTATGTTGATGATAAGGGTAAGGTTGTTTCTTTCGGTTGTAACCGTTTTTGTGGCATTCGTCCATTTTTTACTCTTACATCTTCAATTATGGTTATTCCAAACAAAGGTTAATAAATTGATTATTTCAAAACGAGGAGGTAAAAGATAAATGTCAATGTGGACTCATTTGCAAGGTGTGATTGGAGTTCGACCAATGCGTAGAACAGACATTGAGAGTAGATGTGTCATAAACAATTTATAGGTTTTTTGCTAATGCAAATAAAAGAAACTATAAAAAGTTTTAAAGATGATTTAAAGCGAGATTTTATACTCTTAGCGAGTCAAATAATAAAGGTCAACCGTTGAGTTTCGGAAACCATTTAAAGACGGAATAATGTTAGCAATGAAAGGTGGTGAGATAAATTTCAGAGAATTTAAATAATAAAACAGTTGAAGAAATAATGGAATCACTCCCAGAAAAGATAAGAGAAACTGTAAAGAATGTGTATAATACAGCTTACAGAAAAGGTTTAGCAGTTGGTGCATATTCTATTTCAACTATCGTTCTTCAAAAATTGAGAGAAAATAAAAATCCTGCTTTAGCAAGAGCTAATGTTATTAAGTTCTTGATGAGCAACAAGAGTGTGGCTCGTAATGAGCAAAGTAAAACTAATACTGAGACAGAGAAAGGTGAAAAGTAATGAGATTAAATGGCAATTTTATCATTGAGAAAGAGGCAACCTGTAATGGTTGTGCAAATCTTGACTTCAAATACAAGCAGTGTAGAGCTTTAAAAGAAAAGCATTGCGTAATTGGTGATGAGCAGATATACACATATGATGTATTTAAAAGTCTTGATTGCTTTACTGCTCCTTCAAGCAAAAACGAGGGCGAGTATGTTACAGTCCTGAAAGCTAAAGATTGCAAAGGATACATACCGAGAAAGAACAAAAGGGTAATAAACGATGATAGTAACAATAATAAAAATAAGAAAGGCTGATGTATATTGAGTAATAATAAAGGTTTAGGTTTGAGACAGACAAAAGGTTATTTTCAGGTAAAAGGCAAGGTAACAGGTGTTGAAAAGGAAAATTTCTATACAGAAGGTAAATCACAAAATGGAAAAGATTACCGCAGAATTAATTTTGGAGTAGAGTATCAGCCTGATTGTTCGGTATATGTACAGCAGTTCGGTATGCCACAGGACTATGTTTATTATTCTAAACAAGAAATAACAGGTAATAAAAAAACAACAGTAACTAAAAAGGTTAATTGGAGTGATAGATTTAAGTCTACAGAGGACGGCTATAGACTTATTGGTGTAGCTTGTGGAGTAGAAAAAATAGTTGATAAGAATGGAAAACTTATAAATAGTAGGAAAAACCTTACTCAGTTTGATGCTTGCAAAGAAATTGCAGAACACTTAAAAGATAACGATAGTGTTTTTGTGAAAGGCAACATCACATATTCTACCTATGAGGATTCACATAAAACAAATTTTGATTTTACACAGGTGTCTTTGTGTAAAGACAATATTGACTTTGACAACGAAAATTTTAAATCAGAAAATAAATTTAAGCAAGAAATTGTTTTTATGGGAATAGATAAAAGCAAGGAAATTGACGGAGAATTTATCATCAGCGGCAAGGTTGTAAATTATGATTCGATTGAAGATATTGAATTATATACTCGTGACAACAAGTTAGCAAGTATCTTAAAAAAGAATTGTAAACCATATAACCTTATTGAATTAGGCGGTAATATTTTTGCGGAATTTGGCTCTGAAAAAGTTGAGAGTGATGATGAATGGGGCGTTGGTATTGAAATGAATAAGGTAAAAGCTCCGTACTCTATTAAACTAATGGTTAATGGCGCTGATAAAAGTTCTCTTGATACAACTACATATAGTGAGGAAATTATCGAAGAAGCTCTTGTAAAACAGAAAGCGAATAACACTGCAAAAGCAGAATTTTCAACAAAGACAAGCAAGTCCGACAGTGATGATTGGGATGATGTTGATGGAGAGGAGTGGGATTAATAATATATGGTAATTCGTAGAGCAACAGCAATTAAAGAAAAACTTGGTTTTTTGATTTATGGTAAGCAGGGTACTTGGAAGTCAAGCCTTTGCCTTGAGTTTGCAAAAATGAAGAGAGAGGACGGCAAACCATTTAGAGTCCTTTATATAGATGCCGAAGCAGGTTCGATTGATAGTTACCTTGATAAACTTGCAGAGCAGGGTGTTGACAGCAGAAATATTTTCATTGCAAGTACACAGTCATTGACAGAAGCAAGAGACCTTATAAAAACAGTTTCGGCAAACGAAGAAATTTACTATTTTGATGACGAGGATAATGAAGAAAAAACCGCATTAGACGCAGACGGCAATATTTTCATTGCTGATGCTATTGTTGTAGATGGATTATCTCTTCTTTACACGGCTCGACAGCAAGGTATTGTTGAATTTTCCAAAAAGAGAGCTAATGTTCGTGCTAAAAAGAAAGAAATTATTGGTGAGGAAAAACTTGTAGCTGTTGAAGGTGCAGGTTTAGAAGTAAAGGACTATCAAACTCTGAAATTTGACGGACAGGCTTTTATTCTTAACTTGCTTGCAAGTGGTAAACATTTTGCAGTAACTTGTAGAGAAGAAGATGTAAAAGAGAGCGTAAAGGATAAAGAAGGCAACATTAAAATGATTGCAACAGGCGAAAAAAGACCACAGGGTTTTAAAGATGTTGCTTATAATGTAAAGACTGTTTTACATATGTTGCAGGACGAAGAAAGTGGAGATGTAATTGCTCTTGTCGAGGGTAAGGACAGAACTATGATATGTAAGCAAAATGAAATTATTGAAAATCCGACTCTCTTAACTTGGCAACCTGTAATTGACAGAAATAAGAATAAAAAAGATGTTACAACCACAAATACTTTCAATAAAAGTGTAGATGTTGAAGTTGAAAACATTAAAAATGATTTAATATCTGATGATACCGAAGATACAACAGTTACAGAAGTGTCTGCTGATGAAATTAAATCAAAAATCAGCTCCACACTTAAAAGTTTGACAAGCACCAAAAAGGCTAAGGCTAAAAGCCTTATTGAGAAAGCTGAATTACCAGTAAGATATAATACTATTGATGATATAGATACACTCAATAAGTATTTATCAATTATTGAGTCAGTAATTTAAAATGGCTCTGTCGGTAAAATGTTTTTACTGTAAAGGGAATATAGATTTAAAGCAAAAATATGATGGCAGTTTTGTTTATGACAAAAAGCATTACTGCCATTGTCATTGCTTTACTGAATATAAAACTTCTTTAAAAAAAGGTAAAAAAAACATTGATGAATGTGAAAAATATTTAAAAAGTTTAAAACAAAATACTCAATTAATAGTTTTAAATGCAAAATGTAATACTTTACTTATAGAATGGTATTGTTTATTTTTTAGTAAAACGACAATAACACCTTATGCAAAAAAACTCATATCTCAAGTAGTGAGTGGCGAGTATAAAAATATTAATAAGCCTATTCCAATATATGAACTATATGATATGTTTCGACTTAAAGCTGCCGAATTAAAAGATATTAATACAACATTAATATCAAAAAACAAACAAAGAGGTATTAAGTGTAATGTAGATAGTATATTCGCTTATGATATAGCTGTAATTGTTAATCAATATGACGATTATGTCCAATGGAAAGAAAACATTAAGCAAGATAAATTAAATCGTAAACGAATGTTGGAACAAAGGTTAAATGATAAAATTGATTATAGTTTATACAAGAATTATCATAAACAAAGTAATAAAACCATCTTTGATATAAGTTCAGTTATAGATGAGATTTAAAAAATAACAAGATGGATTACACAAAATAAGAATAAAGACAGGCGGTGCTATTTTATTACAGAGGATAAAGAAATAAAATTAAATAATATACAAAATGAGATATTATTCGTTGGGGCAATTTACAAACAACCTGCATTGCTTGTTGAGTATTCAACGCAAATCAGGAGTAAATATGATTTCTCCGATGAAGTAACAAGATTTTTTTATGACAACGCAGAAGTTGTTTACAAAAACAGAAGCCAAATGTTTGATAACGCAATTATTACTACATATATGACCGAAGATAACGAGCGTTATAAAAAATATATTAATTATGGTGGTTGGGCTACAATTCAAAAATGGATAGATTTAGCCTTGCCTGAAAATGCTAAATCCTATGCAGAGGTTATAAAGAAGTATTCTTTGTTAAGAGAATATGACAGAAAAGGTTTTGATGTAAGTAAGATTGTTTCTCATCCTAAGTTTGAATCTTGGAGTTCAAGTGACATACCAAGACTTGTAAGGTCAAAAATAGATAGGGTTTCTACTGTTATTTTAGGTAATGCCGAAACAGAAATATTAAATTCTAATATTAAAGAAATGATACTAAAAAGACTTGAAATACCAGATATGGGTGTATCAGTTCCTTATCCTTTGTGGAATGAAATGTTTAGAGGTTTAAAGACTGAATCACTGATGTGTGTTGGTATGAGGTCAAATGACGGTAAATCAAGATTTATGTTTAAGTTAATTGCTTATTTGGCGTTATATCAGAAACAACAAGTTTGTGTATTACTTAATGAAATGTCTATTGAGAATATGAAATTTTGTTTGTTGACAACAGTAATTAATAATAAAGAATTTGAAGAATTACACGGAATACATATTAATAAAAAGGAACGAGAAATCACTCTTGGCTTATATAAAGACGGTAAAGGTGAATTTGTTATCAGAAAGCAAAATGCTGACGGTGAATTTATTGAAAGCTATGAAGATTATTACACAAGAGTAACAAATCAATCAACAGAATTTGAGAATATTCTTAAAGTGGCTGATTGGATTGAAAAGGAAAGCAAAGGTTTGATTTTTGCTGTTGATATGGTATCAGCTTACGATAACCAAACACTTGAACTTGAAATTCGTAAACAAAATATGATTACTCAAACAAAATACTTCTTTTATGATACATTAAAAGACACTGACAGTACAGTCGGTGATTGGACAGGATTAAAAATCACTACGACTATGCTATCAGAATTAACAAGGCAACTTGATATTTTTATTTACTGTTCGATACAGCTTACTGATGATACCAACTTTGTGAAACCAGAGGAGTTGTGTTCTTCAAATATTGCAAATTGTAAACAATTAAAGCATATATTAGACTCATTGGTCTTGTTTAAATCGGTAGATTTAAAAGATTATAATAAATATAAGTATCTTGTTTATGATTCGGAATGGGGAGATTTTGGAGAGAAAGAACTTGATACTTCTAAAAAATATTATATTGGTGTGACCGATAAAAATAGAGTTGGTAATAAATATAAAATGGTATATCAAGTTGACCTTGATACCAACGAATGGTATGAAATGGGGCAATTAGTAATAACAGGAAGATAGTAGGTGAATAATAAATGGAAGCTCAAAAGCTAAAAGAATATATAATAAATAATGATTTAATATATAAAGTTTTAGAAAAAATTGGTTGTCATAGCATTAAAGACAAAGGGGAATATTATCAATGTGCTAATCCGGACGGAGACAATCAAACAGCTATTACTGTATATAAAGATAGTCTAAATGTTATTGATTACACAAGAAATATTGAACAGAATAATACTTCTGATATTTTTAGTTTAGTTATGTTTTTTCAGAAATGTAATTTCTTTCAATCTATGCAATTTGTATGTTCTTGTGTTGGAATAGATTATTACTACGATTTTGATAGTGAACTTCCTGAAAGTTTAAAAATTACTAAGCTGTTATTTGAATTAAGTAATTGTTCTACACAAAGTGAAGAGGAAAATCCTGTAAAGCCTATAAGTGAAAAAATTTTATCTTATTATTTCCCTTATGTCAATGATATGTTTTGCGAAGATAATATTGATTATGAAACGCAACAATTATTTGAAATCGGGTTTGATTGTGAAACGAATAGAATAACTATTCCAATCCGTGATGAAATAGGTACTTTGGTAGGAGTTAAGGGGAGATACTTCTACCGAGAAGTTCCTGATGAAGTAAACAAGTATTTATACATTGAGCCTTGCTCGAAAGGTCAAATATTGTATGGTCTTAATGTTACATATGACTATATAAAAGAAGAAAACACAGTTTATGTAGCAGAATCTGAAAAAGGTGTTATGCAAATGTTTTCAAGTGGTTATAGAAATGTTGTGGCTACTTGTGGCAAGAAAATAACTAAAACTCAAATACATAAGTTGTCAAGATTATGTGGTAATATAGTGTTTTTATTTGATAAAGATGTGGGTGTTTCTGAATTACAAGGGATAGCAGATAAGTTTATTAATGGAATAAATCTTTATGCAGTTATTGATGAGGGCGGTATCTTGGGGGAGAAAGAGTCACCCTCTGATGATTACATAAAATTAAAACAGTTATTAAATGATAAGAAAAACATAATAAATTTGAGGTGATAAAAAATAAGTAATAAATTAAAATATAAATTAATTGAGAATAGTAAAAATGATTTGAATAATATAATTGATACAGTTCTAAAAAATAGAGGTATTGATAATATTAATGAATATCTTTCTTTGACAGATAAAGTTTTATATTCGTATAAATTATTTAAGAATATAGACAAGGCTGTTCAATGTTTTAATAAACATACTGATAATAACAGTAATATCCATATTGTTGTTGATTCTGATGTTGATGGTTATACTTCGGGTGCTATTATGTATTCTTATATTAATGATTTGTTTCCAAATTGCAGATTGTCTTATTCTCTACATACAAAGAAGCAACACGGATTAACTAATGACATAAAAATACCAAAAGATATTGAATTATTAATTATTCCCGATGCAGGTAGTAATGATATTGAAGAATGTAAAAAGCTGAAAGAAAACAATTTAAATCTTGATATTATAATTTTAGACCATCATATTATTGAACAGGATAATCCTTATGCTATTGTTGTTAATAGCAATGACGGTGTTTATCCTAACAAAGAATTATCTGGTGTCGGAGTAGTATATAAATTTTTACAGGCTCTTGATGATGTAAACCTTGAGGATAAAGCTGATAGCTATCTTGATTTAGTAGCTTTGGGCAATATTGCAGATATGATGGATATAAGAGTGTATGAAACTAAAAGACTGATAGATAAAGGATTGATTCATAAAAATATAAAAAATAAAGTTTTTCGTGCATTTATTGAGCGACAACGAGATACCATTCATAATAATGTGTCAATTCATAACATTCAGTTTTATATTGTTCCGTTAATTAATGCAATGATTAGAATGGGTAGACAAGAAGAAAAGGAATTAATGTTCAAAGCTTTTATAGAGCAAGATGAATACTTTGATTACAAAAAGCGTGGTTCAAATGAAATTGTAAAAGAGGATATTTATACAAGAGTAGCTCGTTTTTGTAGTAATACTAAGACAAGACAACAAACAGCAGTTACCAAAGTTATGTGTGAGATTGAGCCGTTAATTGATGAAAGTACAGATAAGGTTTTGTTTATTAATGTAAGTAAAATTCTTGCTGATACCTTGACAGGTGTGTTAGCTACTAAGATTGCTGAAAAATATCAAAAGCCAACTCTTTGTCTTAGAAAAACTAAAACAAAAGGTTTATATGGCGGTTCAGGTAGAAATTATAAAAATAGTTCTATCAATAGCCTAAAGGATATTTTAACTGATACAAACTGCTTTGAAATGGTACAAGGTCACGGCAATGCTTTCGGTTTAGAAATTGCTTCAAGCAACATTAAAAATGCAATAAACACTTTAAATAATCTTAATATTGATAGCGGTAACACTTGTAAGTTTTGTGACTTTATTATTCAATCAGATGATTTAAACATTGAAACAATGAAAAGGTTGTCTGATGTAAGCGATTATTGCGGTCAAAATATAGACGAACCTTTGATTGCCATTGAAAATATTGAATTAAGCAGAGAACAGCTTAAAATAATGGGGAAACTTGGTAATAGTTGGAAATTTGAAACTGACAGTGGTGTTAATATTGTGAAATTTAATGTTGATTTAAAAACTGATGAAGTTCTTAACTCATTTGATGATTTTAGTGACTATGAAATCCTGCTCATAAATGCTGTTGGCAAGGCTAATATCAATTATTACCAAGGCATAGCTACCTGCCAATTTATTATTGATGATTATGAGGTGGTGAATAAGTGCTAAAAGAACAAATTGTACATTTACATAACCACTCGTATTATTCATTGCTTGATGGATATAGTTCGCCTATTGAATATTTACAGAGGACAAAAGAATTAGGGTGTTCAGCTTTTGCTATTACCGAACACGGCAATGAATATAGTTGGGTGTATTTTGATAAGTTAAAAGAAAAATATCCAGATATAAAAATGATATTTGGTGTTGAGTTTTATGAAGCATTTGATATGAGTGTAAGCGACAGTGAAAATAAATATTTTCATTTACTTGCTTTGGCTAAAAACGAAAAAGGCAGAATAGCTATTAATGAGTTGATTACAAAAGGTGAGTTTGAGGGATTTTATTATCACGGTAGAGTTGATTTAAGTGCTATGAAGCCTTATGGTAAAGACCTCATTATTAGTTCTGCTTGTCTTGCTTCTAAGTTGGCAAGAGAAGATGATTTTAATAAGTGTATAGAATATGTTAATGAATATAAATCTGTATTTCCACATTTTTATCTTGAAATGCAATCACACAATACAGTAGAACAGTGTGAGTATAATAAAAAGATAATTGAACTTGCTAAGGCTACAAATACTGAATTTATTATTACTTGTGATTCTCACGCTTCAACCAAGGAGGATTTGTATTATCAAGAGTATCTTGTAAAGATTGCTCACGACAAAGATACTCTTGGTGAAACATATAAAGATTGTTATATGCAATCTCCTGATGAAATTCATAATATTATGGATAAACAGATTGGCAGAGAAAATGTAAGTCTTGCAATGGCTAATACCGTTAAGATAGCTAATATGATTGATGAAGTGCATATGCCATTTCAAAAGCCACAGTTGCCAACATTTCCTATCCCAAAGGGATATAAAGATAATTATGAATACTTAGTTAAATTATGTGAAGATGGTTTTAAACAGCGTGGACTTGATAAATTATCTGTTGATGAACAAAAAATTTATAGAGACCGATTAGAATACGAATTATCTGTAATTCATCAAATGGGGTTTGACGGATATTTTCTTATTGTATGGGATTTGATTAACTTTGCTAAAAGTAATGACATAGCAGTTGGTGACGGCAGAGGCAGCGGCGCAGGTTCAATAGTAAACTGGTTATTACATATTTCTACATTAAATCCTATAAAGCATAATCTTATTTTTGAAAGATTTTTAAACCCAGAAAGAGTGTCAATGCCTAATCCTTATTGGGCATTTGTTGTGAACTTTATTACTCAAAGGTGTGCTTATAATAATTAATAAGTGCTAACGGTATCAGTTGAATAAGACTTCATATCAAGGCTTACAAGCAGATATATGATTAAAAAAAGACGAAGTAACTGACTAAGAGAGCCTACGGTCTCTAATGAGATAGCAGGTAATACCGTGCTAAGTTGATTTACATTATATATAAATATAAACAAATAAAAAATAGAAAGGATGATAAACTTTATAATAAAAGTAGTTAAAGACTATCCAATGTATTATGTTTCAGAGGCGGGAGATGTATATAGTTTACATTCTGGTAAGATGAAAAAAATGAAACTTTGGCTTGATGGACAAAAAAGATATTATATGGTGTCTTTATGTAATGGGAATAAAGTACCTAAGAAAAAATTAGTACATAGATTAGTTGCAGAAACCTTTATTCCGAATCCTAATAATTTACCAGAGGTTAATCATATTGACTACAATAATAAAAATAATAATGTACAAAATCTTGAATGGTGCGACAGGGGTTATAATATGGCTCATTGTTTCAAAAAATATACTCAGATTAGAAATTATAGACCTTGTGTTATATATCAAGATAATAATTTAATCAAAGAATTTCAAAGCGTTGCTGAAGCAAGTAGATATGCTACTAAATATTTAAATATAAGCGGAAGTAGTCTATCAAAATATAAAACATTTAAAAACTATAAATTAATATATGTAAATCAAAAAGTGTAACGACTAATTTGTACAACAGAAGATGAGTTGCTGTTGGAAGTGCAACAAGATATGAATATCAAGATATAGTCTAACCTTAAACTTTATAAAATAAATAAAGGCTTATGAAAATAAGCAGAGAGGTGGATATTGACACAGACTTTAATAAGAGAGATGAAGTAATTAGGTACTTAATGGACAAATATGGTAAAGATAATGTTTGTCAAATTATCAATTTTAATTTTATTACGCCTTGCGTAGCAATTAAAGATGTTGGTAAAGTATTAGGTGTTCCATATAAAGTAACAGATAAGATAAGTAAAAAGTTTGTTTATGAGAACTTTCAAGAAAACTTGGATAACGATAAGACAATTATTGAAGAATATGCTCAATATACGGATTTATTTGACATAGCAAGTCACTTGAGTGGTAGAGTGAAAACAGTATCAATGCACGCAGGCGGTGTGGGTATTGTAGACACTAAGATTACTGATTATATGGCTATGCGTTGCGGTAAAGATAATGCAAGAGTTATTAGTGTTGATAAAAGGGTAATTGAAGAAATTGGCATTATTAAATTTGACTTACTTGGTGTTGCAACACTTTCAGTTGTTGACGATAGCGTGAAACAATCTCATTTGAGTTTAGATTATTTCAACGCAAGTAATGAAGATTTTATTAATGATAAAGCCACATATGAATTATTGGCAAGTGGTAGGACTGATGGTGTATTTCAGGTTGAAAGTCAAGGTATGAAAGATATATTAGTCAAATTAAAACCGACTAATATTGATGATATTTCTGCCGTATTAGCATTATATCGACCTGATAGTATGGGTGCGTTGAACGATTATATTCAATGTAAATGTGGAGAAAAACAAGCAGAGTATATTCACGAAGATATGAAACCAATTCTTGAAAGCACATATGGCTGTATGATTTATCAAGAACAAATGCTTGATATTGTTCGTAAATTTGGCGGAAGAAGTTATGGTCAGGCGGACCTTTTCAGAAAAGCAGTGGGCAAAAAGAGTGTAGAGTTAGTTAAGCAAGAATCTGCAAAATTGTATCAAGAAATTATAGATAACGGATATAGTGAGGAAATTGCTAAAAAAATTAGTGATGACCTTTCAACAAAAGGTGGCTACCTGTTTAATAAATCACATTCGGTATCATATTCTATGTTGACATTTAAAACAGCATATCTCAAAGCTCATTATCCACTTGAGTTTTTCACTGCTTTGCTAAATAAAAATAAAGGTGATTATGGTGCTATTAATAAATATATTCTTGATGCGAAAAGTTTTGGCGTAAATATTTTACCACCACATATTAATAAATCCGAAGTGAATTTTTCTGTCAATGATAATGCGATAATTTTTGGTTTATCAGCCATTAATGGTATAGGTGATAAATTTGCTAATGAGATTGTAGAAGAACGCAGTTCCGGCGGTAAGTTTACAAGTTTAAATAATTTTAGTGCAAGAGTATCGACTAATAAAAGTCAAATAATCGCATTAATTAAATCAGGTGCTTTTCCTTGTAATGATAGAGAAAAAATGTTGAAAAGATATTTTAAATCTTTAATTCCTCATAAAGAATACACACCTGTTGCAACTTTGCCCAAATTACCAGTCTTGAATGAGATGGGGATAGATACAAATTTAATTAAAACCAAAGAGGAACGATTGTCAAAATATAATATCCGTAAAAAAGTAATGTTTGAAATAGAACAAGAAAAGAAAGAGCAAAAAGCCTTTGATACTTATATGGAGAAATATAATAAGGATAAAGACTTTTGGGAATTTGAAATGTTATCAGTCTTTCTTACGGATAATCCGTTCAAAGAGGGTGTTCAATTTTGTAATACAGATTATGCTCAAATTGAGAATGATTGTCTTTGTACCCTAATTGGTGTTATATCTAAAGTGCAAAAGAAAAAAGATAGGTATAAAAATCAGTATGCTTATGTAAATTTGTATTCCACGAACGGTATTATTGAACTAACAATATGGAGTTCGGTATTTAAAAAATACACAGACTTCATTAAGAGGGGTGAAAAGATTGCTGTACTTTGTTGTAAACGGTCAAATGATTGTTGTGAAGTTCAAGCGGTTAAATCATATGATAGGTGGTTGTACTTAAAGAAGAACGGAGGTAATATCATTAATGGCAATTAAAAGTAAGCAAAAAAACAAGCCCACAACAGTAATTTTCCAAGCTAAAATACAGCAGCAGCGTTATTATAATGATGATAGTTGCTTTGGTGTTTATGTATTCACAACTCAAAATGAAATACCTGAATATGATAGTTTAAAACCTCTTGTTTTAGCTGACGGTAGTAACTGTAATATATATATGTCTATTTTAAGCGGTTCTATGCAACAACTTATTATTGGTAATACTTATGAAGTCGAAGCTGAATTAATTTATAATAATAAATATAAATCTTGGCAATATCAGCCGATTACAGTAAAAGAAAATATGGAATTTACCGAAGATAATCAGCGTAATTATTTACTTTCTATCTTAACTGAAAATCAAGTGAATAATTTACTTAGCGTTTATCCTGATATTGTTGAAAGAGTAATTTCTAATAATGAAATTGATATTTCAAAGGTTAAAGGCATTGGAGAGGCAAAGTGGGAAAATTGCAAAGCTAAAATTATTGAAAATTATAATATTTCTGATATTTTAACTATGTTATCACCTTTGGGTGTTACTTATAATATGGTGAAAAAATTAGTTATGAGTGAAGAACAACCAGAATTGTTAAAACAAAAACTTCTTAAAAATCCATATATGATGACTAAAATTAAAGGTCTTGGCTTTAAACGAGTAGATGATTTAGCCCTAAAACTAAAGCCAGAATTGAAACAGTCGATTGAAAGAATTATAGCTTTTACAAAATATTATTTTATAGCACTTGGAGAAAACGAAGGGCATACATATGTAAGGCTTGATACTTTTAAAAATGAGATGTCGAACAACATTTCTGAATGTATGAGTTTGTATGATGATTTTATTAATTCTCAAAAACGGACTAATCTATTTCTACATTTTAGTGGAAATAAAGTTGGCTTAAAAGAATATTATGACAATGAAACAGCAGTGTTAGGATTAATTGAATATCTTAGTGGGTTTAAACCAAAGAAGATTGAAAACTATGATGAAATAATTAAAAGAGTTGAAAAGGAACAAGGCTTTAATTTTAATGATGAACAAATTGAAGTTATCAATCGGGCTATTAATCAACCTGTTGTTCTTATTACAGGCAAAGCCGGCAGTGGTAAAACAAGTATTACAAAGGCATTGCTTAGTGTACTTAGTGAAAATTCATTAAAGGTATCTTGCTGTGCATTGTCGGCAAAAGCAGCTCAAAGAATTACTGAAGCTACAGGGTTCCCGGCGTCTACTATTCACAGATTACTACAATGCCAAGGTGATGAGTTTTCATACAATAAACTAAATCCTTTGCCTTGTGATGTGTTGTTAGTTGACGAGTTTTCAATGGTAAATACGAAAATAGCATTATCTTTAATGTCAGCAGTAAAAGAGGGAACAAGAGTTATTATATGCGGTGACAATAGACAGTTGCCACCTATCGGATATGGTAACATATTTAATGATTTACTTAATTTAAAAAATCCTATATATTCTGTTTATAAACTTACAAAGGTGCATAGACAAGCAGAAGATTCAGGTATTTTAGTTGACGCCAATAAAATAAGAGACGGCATTGACCCAATCCCTATTAAAGAAATAAGAGTAGAATCGGGTAAAAATAAAGATATGGTTTATCGTTTTGGTGAAAACCGAGAAGGACTAAGGCGAATGGCTATTAAGTCATATTTAAATGCTGTTAAAACTAATGGATTAGATAATGTTGTTATTATAACACCAAGAAAAGATAAGTGTATAAATTCTGTAACAGAAATTAATAATATTATTCAAGAAAATTTAATTCCTAATGCTCCTAAAGAAATAAAATATATCAATCAGGTTTATAAAGTTGGTGCAAAAATAATTCAAAGAGTAAACAATTATGAAAAAGAAGTGTTCAACGGAGAGATTGGAACATTAGTTGATATTATTTTTGCCGATAATGGCAACATAAACGATAGTGTTATCAAGTGTGAATATAAAAATATTACTAATGAGAAAGAAAAAAGAACAGTTGAATATGAGTATAAAGAATTGGAGCAAATACAGTTGGCTTATGCTCTTACAGTCCATTTATCGCAAGGTAGTGGTTACAATTGTGTTATTGCCATTATAGACAACACTGATTATATATTATTAGATAACTGTTTGTTATATACGGCATTAACACGAGCAAAGAAAAAATGTTTATTGTTAGCTGAACCGTCTGCTTATAAAAGAGCAATTAAAACCAATCACACTATTAGCCGTCAGACTTGGTTAAGCCTTATGAATGAGGACTAAAAAATAAAATATCAAAATATCAAAATATTTATTGACTTATTAAACTTAATATGTTATCATATATACTATAGTTATATTATATAATTAAATTCACTTTTTACAATCTTGGAATTACAGCAATCAATAGATACGCAGAAAAATTCAGCGTGTTTATAGTTGGCTGATATTTTTTACAACATTGTATTGTAAAAAGCGAAAATATTATGTAAGTAGCAATCAATGTCAGAAAGGTGGTGTTGCTTATGATTTGAGATAATTATAAATAATAAAAACATAGAAAGGAATGATTGAGTGGTACAGAAGATTGAATTAATAACTACAAAAGATGTTTCAGAATTTACTGATGTAGTGAATGGAATTGATGAAGAAGTAACTTTAATAGGAAAAGATGAAAATGGCAAAGATTGGACTATTAGTGGCAAGAGTTTTTTAGCTAATTTGCTTTTGGTTAATTCGGTAAATCGAGCAAAAAACAATCCTGCACACAAGGTAGATTGGAATACTATTACTTGTATTTGCGAAAAAGATATTTATTCAAACATTAAAAAGTGGGCAGTTGGCTCGGTTATGGAGTGAGTAAATGAGACATCGTACAATTATGCTAAATATAAATTTACCAAACAGTGATTATCAGGAATTTTTATACAAAGCTGAAAAATTAAAATCAGGCATAGTAGAAATTGCACAAGGTAATAATGTGCTTTCAGGCAAAAGTTTACTTGGTCTATCTCTCATAGATAATAATAAGCCACAGAAACTGATTATTAGAGGCTTCTTTGATGATAGCTTTGTTGATAGTTTTAAAAAATGGGAAACAAAGAAACATAAGTAGGGCAAATTGAATATGTTTAATAAGAAAGGGTGATTTTATCGGGTATAAATTAACAGTTGCAGTATTATCTTTATTGATTATTTTAAGTGGGTGTGGACGATATATTAATTCAGCTAAAAATCCACCCAAAGCTAATAAGATAAATTTTGTTAGTACATATGACACTGTTCAAAGAAAATCAGTCGAAGAAACAACTATAGAAAAAACTACAGTTTCCACAACCGAAACTACTATAAGCAAAGTTGAAACTAAACCTGCTGAAACTATTGTAATTGCAGAGAGCAAAGAAGAAATTGAAAGCTATTCTGAAATTGAAAAATATATTGAAGCAGAAACAGAGCCGACAGAGGAAAGTGAAAATATTGTTACGGATAATAATTCTGATACAAATATTGATTTGCTTGCAAGGATAATTTATTTTGAGGCAGGTAGTTGTTCTGAATATTGTCAGTGGCTTGTTGGCAGTACCGCAATGAATTTAGCAAATGAATATGGTAGTTTGGAAACCGTTGCTTTTAATTATGATATATTCAATGTGGCTAATATCTTATATACAGATACTCCAAGCAATTTATCTTATTCAGTTGCTACAAGAATAATTAATGGAGATAGAGATATAAATGTAAGAGCTTTCAGAACGGACTATTATCATTCATTTGGTAGTCCTTATACAAATGTTGACAATGTTTATTTTAGCAGTTATTAAAGGAGACAATGATTTATAGAGGTGGTAATGTATATGTTTGTGAATAGTAACACTGGTAAATAATAAGTTAGGAGGAATTGAATGAAGCAATTTGAAAAGACAGTTTATGTGAGCCACAAATATGGCGGCGACAAAAACAATCTCAAAGAAGTTGAAGAAATCATTAGAACACAGCAAAAAAGACATCCGAATTATATGTTTATTTCACCGTTGCATATGTTTGGTTTTCTGTATAACGATATGTCTTATGAAGATGGGCTTGAACTTTGTCTACATCAGCTTGCAGAATGCGATGAGATATGGGTAACAGGCGATAAATGGTACGATTCGACAGGCGTTATTAAGGAAATTGAGTGTGCAAACGCACATAAAATTGATATTTTGTTCGTCAAAAACGCAGAAGATAATCCGCACAAAGTTGACAACGATGAAGCATCTATGACAACAGCACCAGTTATACATAAATATGACAATGTATGCGAGAACACTAAAAGTGCATACATAAATGAGGACAATATTATTCGTACATATATAGCTCATAATGTTGTTGACCCTCCTGTAAGGAATTTTATGAATATATGTGGTGTACAGATTCATGCTAAATGTCCTTTCTGTAAACTTGTAAATGTAATTACGCTTAAGGATGGAGCTCCATCAAGAGTACCTTGTGATGGTTGCCATAATCTACTTGACTTTAGTCATCTTACATATGGCGATATTCTTAGAAAGTGAGGAATAATTATTATGATTTTAGCAGAAACAATTAACGGTATGGTGAGTGAGGACTACAAGGAAAGATTTATTGCAGAATATCAGCAGTTAGTAATCCGTTATAAGGGATTGAAGAAAATGCTTGATAATTGGGATAAGGGAGAACTATCTTTCGTTCCGACTTGTCCACGCAGTACATATGATTTGCAGATTAAAGCAATGAACGATTATAAGACTATACTTGAAGCAAGAGCAGCGATAGAAAATATTAATATAAGTTGAGGTGATTTATTGAAAGTAATTAAACGAGATGGCAGAGAAGTTGATTTTGATAAGAATAAAATCATTAAAGCTATTAGCAAGGCGAATGACGAAAGCAAAACTAATAATGAAAAGACTTTAAGTAAATCTGAAATACTTAATATTGCAAATGAAATAGAAAGAAAAATTAATCACAGCCAAAGGGCATATTCTGTTGAGGAGATTCAAGATTTAAACGAGGAATTTATTGATAATTTTGGTTGTTTTAAACTCGCCAAAAGGTATGCCATATATCGTTATAAAAGAGGCTTGGTTAGAAAAGGTAATTCAACGGACGATGCAATTTTATCATTACTCGACTTGAATAATGAAGAAATTAAACAGGAAAATTCAAATAAAAATCCTACTATTATTCCTACGCAACGAGATTATATGGCTGGCGAAGTTAGCAAGGATTTGACTGATAGAATTTTGTTACCGCAAGATATTGTAGAAGCAGATAAAGAGGGTATTATTCACTTCCACGACAAAGATTATTATGCTCAACATACATACAATTGCTGTTTATGTAATCTTGATGATATGTTACAGAATGGAACTGTAATTAGCGGAACTATGATTGAAAAACCACACAGCTTTTCAACAGCTTGTACTATTGCAACTCAGATAATCTCACAAGTGAGTTCCAATGAGTATGGGGGTCAGAGTATAACTTTAAGAGACCTCGCACCTTTTGTTGATGTTAGTAGGCAGAAAATAAAAGGTGAAATAGAACAGGAATGTCGGGACTATAGTATAGAATTAGACGAAAATGTAGTTAATGTCCTTGTCGAATCACGACTAAAAAAGGAAATTACAAAAGGTGTTCAGACGATACAGTATCAAGTTGAAACATTGATGACAACTAACGGTCAAGCACCGTTTATTACTGTTTTTATGTATCTCAATGAAGCAAGGAACGAGCAAGAAAAGAATGACCTTGCAATGATTATTGAGGAAGTTCTTAAGCAGAGGTATCAAGGCGTAAAGAATGAGAAAGGCGTATGGATTACACCTGCTTTTCCAAAGCTGATTTATGTACTTGAAGAAGATAATATTACTGAAAATAGTAAGTATTGGCATCTGACTAAGTTAGCAGCTAAATGTTCAGCAAAAAGACTTGTTCCAGATTATATTTCTGAAAAGGTGATGAAAGAATTAAAAGAGGGAAATTGTTTCCCTTCGATGGGTTAAACGGCTCATCTAAAACTCCGTGAACATAAATCAAAATGGTGTGCATTACACGAATAGGAACTGTAGGAAATGACAGTTAAGTAGTGTGCTAACAGGGGACTTTCGGGGTGAAACTTAGACTTGAACTATCCTGTGCCAAGACGCATATGCGTAAGGTCAAGAGACTATCGAAAGCATAACACAAAATAGTTTTGTGCGAGGAAGCGAGTAGAGTACATCTGAATAATGATACAGATGGAAGTGCGGAGTGAGCGAGTTAGCATAATAACTCCCAAAGATATAGTCCAGACTGTTGATACCGAACAGTCAGTGTAGAAGCTTTTTATCACCGTATAAAGACGAAAACGGAAACTATAAATTCTATGGTCGATTTAATAAAGGTGTTGTAACAATTAATCTTGTCGATGTAGCTTTATCATCGGGCAAAGATAATGATAAGTTCTGGAAAATTTTTGATGAAAGATTGGAACTTTGTCATAAAGCGTTACTTTGTAGATATGAAAGATTAAAAGGTACACTTTCAGATGTAGCACCTATAGTGTGGCAATACGGAGCATTAGCAAGACTTAAAAAAGGAGAAACCATTGATAAGTTGCTTGTTGGTGGATATTCTTCAATTTCGCTTGGTTATGCAGGGTTATATGAATGTGTCAAATATATGACAGGTAAATCTCATACTGATACCGAAGCAACACCGTTTGCACTTGAAATTATGAAATATATGAACAAGAAGTGTGATGAGTGGAACAGTCAGTTAAATTTAGGTTTTTCTTTATATGGTTCGCCTATAGAAAATACAACATATAAATTCGCAAAGTGTTTACAGAAAAGATTTGGAATTATAGAAGGTGTTACTGATAAAAACTATATAACAAATAGTTATCATATTAATGTTAGGGAAAATGTTAATGCTTTCGATAAACTTAAATTTGAATCGCAGTTTCAAAAATTAAGTTTAGGCGGTGCAATTAGTTATATAGAAACTTCTAATTTACAAAATAATATTGAAGCTGTTTTATCAGTTTTTAAATTTATTTATGACAATATTATGTATGCCGAATTAAACACAAAGTCTGATTATTGTCAAGAATGTGGATATGACGGAGAAATTAATATTGTTAAAAACAATGATGGTAAATTAATTTGGAAATGCCCAAATTGTGGTAACACAGATGAAAATAAGTTGAATATTGCAAGGAGAACTTGTGGGTTAGTTATAAGCCCACTTTAAACCGAATAAATTGCGGGGAAGTCCCCATAACCTTAATGGCTACAACATAGTTGGAAACGGCAAGTGTGAATGCGGTATAGGATTAAATCTGTCAGTCTGAAAGGATAGAAACCATAAAAACATTAAGCAAGGGATTACCGAGTGTGCAAGTCACTCTTACGCAACGAAACTCCTTAACAGGTAATGCTGATGGAGGACGCTCAACGACTATAATTTCGGGGATTTGTTTCTTTCTTATATAAAAAGTATAAAAAGAGAAAAGGAGAGTGTAGTAAATAATAAAAGAAATTAATGATTATACAGGGTATTTTATTTCCGATAATGGAGAAGCATTTTGCAATTTAGGAAAAGGAAATCGAAACAAAGGGAAAACCTTTTCTTTGTATAAGCTAAAACCACGCATGACAGCGAATGGGTACGCTCGCATTTGTGCCAGACAAAGTTCTACTGGCAAAAGAAAAGATTTATATATTCATCGACTTGTGGCGGAGAATTTTATTCCAAACCCTCATCATAAACGATATGTTAATCATAAAAACACTGTTCGTAACGACAACCGAGTAGAAAACCTCGAATGGTGTACAGCAAAAGAAAACACGGAATATACATTGAAAGTCAATCATATTGTAAGAAACCCTGATAACGGACAATATGTCAGTAATTATACATACAAAGCATAAATTAAGTTTAAGAAACAATGAGATTGTATAGTCTACTCCCCTAATAAATATCGGGAAACCGAGGGTATAGAAGGATATAGGAACAAACTTCTGGAATCAAGGAAGAACACAAGAAATCAAAGAAAGATATATCCACTTAGGTGGAAACGAATAACGAATAATGAATTATATCAAAATAACAAAAAATGATATAGCCAATGGGGTTGGTATTAGAACGGTATTATGGGTAAGTGGTTGCACTATGCGTTGTAAGGAATGTCATAATCAATCAACTTGGGATTTTAATGCAGGTCAGCCATTTACAAAAGATACGATGAATGAGTTGTTAAATTCACTAATTCCCGATTATGTTGCCGGTTTAACATTATCAGGTGGACACCCATTGGAAAAGCAAAACCAACAGCAGATAGCCAATATAGTAAAAACGGTTAAAGCTAAATATCCAACTAAAACTATTTGGTTATACACGGGTTATTTATATGAGAATATATTGAAAATGCCATTTGTGATAAGGAATATATTGCCTTATATAGATATTCTTGTTGACGGAAAATATGATTGCACCAAGCGAGACATCACGCTTGCTTGGTGTGGTTCGTCAAACCAAAGAGTTATAGATATTCAGAAAAGTTTAAAAGAAAATAAAGTGATTTTATTTAAAGAGGAGTGAAAAGTATAGAATTTTTAAAAAACCCCTTTAATTATACGGGTGCAAAATATAAATTACTACCTCAATTATTACCACTATTCCCTGACAGAATTGATAATTTTGTGGATTTATTCGGAGGGGGGGAGAAGTATCATTAAATGTAAAGGCTAATTCAATAGTTTACAATGACAAATGTAAGCCGTTAGTAAATATTTTTGAAAATTTAGATAACGATTTCGTTGATGAGATTAAAGAAATTATTAATAAATATAAACTTGATAAATGGAATAAAGACGGCTTCTTAAAACTTCGTTCTGTGTATAACAACTCGTTGAAAGATAATTTAAACAGAGAAAATGCTGTTGCCTTGTATTGTTTGCTCGTACACGCATTTAATTATCAGATAGCTTTTAATAGCAAAGGTGAATATAATATGCCCTCTGGTGCAAGTAGGTCATATTTCTCTAAATCTTTGGAAACAAAATTAAATAAATACATAGATGAAATAGGTAAAAGAAATATCAAATTTTATAATGAGGACTTTCATAATTTATCATTTGATAATCAGGATTTTAAAAACACATTTTATTATTGCGACCCGCCTTATTTGATTACAGTAGGAGCGTATGAGAGAGATTATTTTTGTAAATGGTCTGAAAGTTATGAAAGAGAACTGCTAAATTTATTAGACATTCTTGATTATAAACAGGCTAAATTTGCTTTATCAAATGTCTTAGAACATAAAGGTAAAAGCAACGATATTTTAAAAGAATGGTCTAAAAAATATAATGTCCATTATTTAAATATAGATTATAAAAATTGTAATTATCAAACAAAAGATAAATCGGCAAATAGCAGTGTTGAAGTTTTAATTACGAATTATTAAGGAAATACAATAACATTTTTATGAAAGGTTGATGTAGTGCGTTATCAAGGCGGAAAGAGTAGAATTTCAAAACAAATTTCATATAAAATTAAGAAAGTGACAAATGCAGTATCAAGGTGGCAAATCAAGAATTGCAAAGAGAATAGCGAACATTATAGACTCGTGCTCAACGGGGGGGTGCTTCGTCAGCTTGTTTTGTGGGACTTGTTCAATAGAAAGCAAGTTATCGGTTAGCTTTGGCAAAATGATATTAAATGACAAACATAAGTATTTAATAGACTTGTTAGTAGGTGTACAGAACGGCTATGAATTACCAGAGTTTATTTCGGAAGAACAGTACAAATACATTCGCAAACACAAAGATGAAGATAACATCTTAACTGGTTTTGTTGGCTTTGGTTGCAGTTTTGGTGGCAAATGGTTTGGTGGATATGCAAGAAATAAAACTAATACAAATTATGCTTTGCAAAGCAAAAAGTCTTTGTTAAAAGATATGAGTACACTTCAAGCAGCCTGTTTCACTTGTCAAGACTATAAAGATGTAAAACTTCCAGAAGGTTGTGTGATTTATGCTGACCCACCATACAATAATACAACAGGGTATGGCAACGAAAAATTTGATAGTAGTGAATTTTGGGAATATGCAAGGGAAGCAAGCAAGGAACATTTAATGTTTATTTCAGAACAAGAGGCACCAGATGATTTTGTTGTCATTTGGGAATGTCCTTTTACAAGAACTCTTGATAAAAATAAACAAAATCAATTTAAGGTAACCGAAAAATTATTTATACATAAAAATTGGCTTAAACAGTTAAATAATGATGAAATAAATTAGTAAGGGAATGATATTTAAAATATGATTATTGTAAATGATTTTCCAATATCAAAAGAAATCATAGAGGCATATTGCAATATGGCAATTGCGGTTAGAGATAACTTAAATGCGTTGCAACTTTGTTCAGAAAAATACAATGAGTTTAAATCAGAATTAGCTTCATATAATGGAAATCTTGATGATTTACTACATCAGATTACTTTAGACAGTACAACTGATAGTCAAAAAGTAAAATTAATAAACAAATTGTCCGAAGTAAAAGCAGAGCAGACAGCAGTGAAAGATTTTATAGAGGTATTTCTCCCTATAAAAGAATGGCTTTCAAAAAATTATTATATACTTGATGAACTTAAATCAGCAATTAATAAAACAATTAAAAACAAAGACAGACAAGTTAAAAGAAGATATGTCTATAGAATTAATATTGTCAAAGAAACGCTAAATAAGGAGGACTAAAAACTAATTGATACAATTAATTAATAATGATTGTTTAAATGAATTATCATTAATTAAAAGTGAGAGTGTTGACCTACTTGTAACAGACCCCCCTATAAAACAACAGCGAGAGGTAATTCAGGTAACAGTGGTGGAATGTTACAGAAAGAGATAAACAGAAAAGGTAAAGTGTTTAATTATAATAATATTGATTGTGTTAAATATGCACCAGAATTTTATCGGATATTAAAAGACGGCAGTCATTGTTATGTTATGACAAATCATACAAACTTAATACATATGCTTAATAGTTTTACAGATTTAAGAACTATTGAAGAAAGAGAAAGAAAAGTTAAACCTTATGGCTTCCATTTCATTAAATGCCTTATTTGGAATAAAGGGAATAAGATAATGGGGCAGTATTATATGTCGCAATTTGAATATATTTTATTCTTTAGAAAAGGTAAGGGTGTAAAAATAAATAATTGCGGAACAAGTGATATTTTATCTATTCCTAATATAAAAACAAAAGACAATAATAACAGGAATTTACACGATACCGAAAAGCCTGTTGAACTAATGAAAATTCTTATAAACAATTCTTCTAAGGAAAATCAAACTGTTATTGACCCGTTTATGGGGATAGGTTCAGCAGGAATTGCAAGTAAAGAATTAAATCGCAACTTTATTGGTATAGAAATTGACAAAGATTATTACAACATTGCAAAAGAAAGAATAAACAATACTACATATAATGAGGTGATATAATTAGCAAAATCCAATTAATAAACAGAGAATGTATTGAGGCTATGAAACAAATTCCCGATAAGTCAATAGATATGATTTTATGTGACTTGCCCTATGGAACAACTCGAAACAAATGGGATATAGTAATTTCATTTGAATTATTGTGGAAAGAATATAAAAGAATCATAAAGGATAATGGATGTATTGCTTTATTTTGTGACGGATTATTTATGGCTGATTTAATGAAATCGAATACGAAAATGTGGAGATATAACCTTGTTTGAGATAAACAAAGAGGTAGTGATTTCCTTAATGCAAATGTAAAGCCTTTAAAATCTCACGAAGAAATAGCTATCTTTTATAAAAAGAAACCTACATATAATAAACAAGTTTGGTATTCAACACCTTATAAGATGACTAAAAACGGAAGTTCGTCTAATAATTACGGTGATAGAGGTGTTGCTTATACTGAATCACTTGACGGGGCAAGAAACCCATTATCTATATTAAGTTATGCAAGGGACGGTAACAAACTTCACCCAACACCAAAGCCGGTTGCATTATGTGAATATTTAATTAGAACATACACGAATGAAAATGATACAGTTCTTGATAATTGTATGGGTTCAGGAACAACAGGTGTAGCTTGTAAAAATCTTAATAGAAATTTCATTGGTATAGAAATTGATGAAAACTATTTTAATATTGCAAAAGAAAGAATTGGTGAATAGCATTATAAACCTTAGATTGGGGTGGTAACTATAAAAAGAATAATTAAGAAAAGTATGGCACAAGATACTGTGAATCTAAAATTCTTTAAGTGTAATGCTTGTAAATGTATTTTTGAAACAACTATAGATGATTGTGATTGGGTTTGCCCAATTAATTCTACAACTACAGTTTTTATATCACTTTGCCCGTCTTGTGGGAAGGTATGTTACAAAGAAGAAACAAAGGAACAAACAATGAGAGAAAAAGAACTTGAAATAAACGAGCTCAAGAAAAGGAATGAAGAAAAGGGAAACAATTTGATAAAAATAGAAAATGAATGTGTAGATTGTCCTAAAGAAATAGGCTGTATTGGCGACCTATGTCCTTACAAAAATGTTACACGATATTATTGCGACTGCTGTGAACAAGAAAGTGAACTATACAATTTTGACGGGGAAGAATTGTGTGAGGATTGCGTAAGAGCAAGGCTTAAAGAGTGTTTTGAGGATTATACACTTGAAGAACAGGCGGAAATATTAGGACTTGATTTGAGTAAAGTTTAAACATTAAATAAAATACAATTTAAAATAAAGGAGAATAATTAATGCTTTATTTAACAGATTTAAGTTTAAAATATGCAATAGATATATGTTTAGTAAAACCCAATTATAGTGTGACTATTGGAGTTCTTGAAAAGACAGATATTATAAGATGTTTTGATTTTCTGAATCAAAATATTAGTGAAATTAGTGAAAGAAGAAAGACAAAAAATATTCCTGATGTTTTTGTTATCAATAGATTTTCAGTTAAACTTGATAATATTCAAACACAAAATGAAATCATATTTAACAATGGTAGCCGTATTAGTATTATTCTTCCATCGGCAAGCAAAAGGTGTATTCGTTGTCATTTATTAATTATTGATAATAGAATTGATGGCGATACAAGGGAAATATTAAAAGTATTTGGAATAAGAAATTATGATAAAGAAAAAGAGCGTGAAGAAAAATTTAATAAGGAAGCAAAAGGAGAACAACTTATGAATATAGTACAAGTTAATTTTATTAATAGTATTACGCAGAAAAGATATACATATAAAGTTCCAAACGGTATTAGTCTTAACAAAGGTGATATTATTCGAGTGAGAAATAAAGACGGTAAAGAAGCTATTGCCGTTTGTGTAACCGATAGTGAAAATCTTTCTGATAATGCCGTTGATATGGTTATGGACGGTCTTGATGTATTAAGCGATGTTATAGGTGTTTATAACTTAGTTAAATTTCAGGAGATGACTAATGAGTAACGAGTTTAAAAATGGGAGTGGTGAAATAGTCATTTTTAATGAAGATTGTTTCGTAACAATGAGTTCTATGAGACAATCTTCTATTGATGTAATTTTGACAAGTCCATTTTATAACACAAATAAAAAAGCAGGTAATAACAGAACACTTGAAAACACAAAAGTTTTAGATGGTCAATACAATTATGTTAGATATGACACCCACATCGACAATATGACGAATGATGAATACTGTAAATTTACAGAAAAATTATTTAATGAATTTGACAAGATATTAAAAGATAATGGTGTGGTTTTATACAACATTAGTTATGGTTCTGAAAATACAGACTGTATGTTTAGGGCAATCAATTCTGTCATTATGAATACACCATTCACCATCGGAGATGTAATTGTGTGGAAGAAGAAAACTGCTTTACCAAATAGTTGCTCACCTAATAAACTTACGAGAATTTGGGAGTTTGTGTTTGTTATTTGTAGAAAGATAGAAATTAAATCTTTCAAATGCAATAAGAAAATCACAAGTTATCGTAAGACTGGCCAGGCAGCATATGAGAATATCTACAACATAATTGAAGCAAGAAACAATGACGGAAGTTGTCCTTATAACAAGGCGACATATTCAAGTGAGTTATGTGAAAAGTTGTTGACATTATATGCTCCTGAAGGTGCAACGGTTTATGACCCATTTTTAGGTAGTGGTACTACTGCTGTTGCTTGTAAGAGATTAGGACTTAATTGTTATGGCTCTGAAATCTCAAAGAATCAATGCGAATGGGCATTTAACAGATTAAAAGAGGTTACATATGATTCGGGTTCGACATAGAGGGCAATTATTAAAACATAATGAGCTTAACAAGATTCCGAATAATTACATATTAACAAAAATGCAAAAACAAAATAAATAACAAAAGGACAAAAAGATTGACTGGTCTATGTGGTTATTTTATACAGCGTTATTTTTAATAATTATTTTTATTGGTTCGTACATAATGTTTAGATAAAAAAATAATACAATGAAATGTAACAAAGGAAATAAATAAATTATTAAGAAAAACAAGGAGAGTTAAGATAATGAAAAATAAGTTTAGTTTTAAATTAATAGCAATTATTCTTGCTATTATTGTTGCCGTTTCAATGATGTTTGTATTCGGTTTCAATGGCGTTAAAAACAAGGCGATTTCTTACGAGGAACAAATCAGTACGGCGCAGTCTGACATTAAGGTTCAGGAAAAGCGCAGAGCAGACCTTATACCTAACCTTGTTGATTGTGTTAAACAGTATGATAAGCACGAATATGAAACCCTAATGGCTGTCGTTGAAGCAAGAGGCACATCGTCTGATAATTCTGTAAACGAGATTCAGACTATGATTAACGCAGTCGCAGAGGCTTATCCAGAATTAAAGAGCAATGAAAACTACAAAGAATTGATGTCGGAACTTACAACCACAGAAAATTTGATTGCAAATTATCGAAGTAATTTTAATAAATTTGTTAAATCTTATAATCAGTATGTAAGGCAATTTCCGAACAGTAATATTCTTGATATGCTCGGCTATGAGGTAATCGAATATTCATACTTAAATTATGACATATCGGAAGATGCACCAACAAATCTTTTCGGAGATTAACCTATGGATAAGAGGTTAGTAACCAAGCGTGAAATCCTCTTTAGTATTGTTATTATTGCTGTAATGCTTGTGTTTGGTTTTATGATTTCATCTGGAATAAGTAATTCTTTAATGAATGATTATCAGAAATACAACACAGCATTACAGATAGACAATAACAAAGATGTATTTCAACACGGTATGAGAACAAACATAGGTGATGCTTTCGTATATGGTGAACTTAAAGCTGTTGATACAGTTTCTTATAATGAAATCGAGGGAGACTTTTCCTACATAAAGAAAGTCAAAGAGAAATATACAAGACACACAAGAACGGTAACAAAAACGAGAACTAACTCAAAAAGCGAAACCGAAACATATACGGAAACAGAAGAATACTATACTTGGGATTATGTTAGTCAAGAATCAAAAAGTTCTACAAAGATTGATTTTATTGGTGTTGAGTTCCCTTATGGTAAAATTCATTTGCCAAGTGAAAGAGAAATAAAAACAATATATGCAGATGGTGATTGGTGGCATTCATCGGGAGATATAAGATATGTGTATTATGCTGCTCCTGCCGAATGTAAAGGAACACTATACGCTGTACTTGGGAATAATACAATCTCAAATGTTAGTTTTAACTATGACAAGAGCATTGAAGATACAATTGAAAGTCTTGAGTCAGGATGGCAAATAGTAGGCTTTTGGATTATTTGGATAACATTCATATGTGGGATAGTTGTAGTTTTCTATCTTATTGATAACAGGTGGCTTGAGGATAAAGTAAATGGTTGACGAAACAAAACTATACAGAATTACAAAATAAAAGGAGATAAAATGAACAAACAAATTTTTATTATTAATGGCTCCGGTGGAGTAGGCAAAAGTACATTTTGTAGAATGCTATTTTTGTTTAACAACAAGTTTCCCGGTACAAGCGTACCTATAAAAATAATTTCATCAGTAGACCAAATTAAAAAAATTGCAGAATTTGTAGGTTGGAACGCTAAATTCAAAACCGAAAAAGATAGAAAATTTCTATCTGACCTCAAAAGCCTATGTAGTGAATATAATGATTTTATATTTAATTATATTGCCGCACAAATTAAATCATTCAGAGAGGACTATAAATATGTGTTATTCATACACATCAGAGAACCAAAAGAAATCGAAAGAGTAAAACAAGCATTTAATGCTAAAACAATTCTTATTAAGCGTGACAGTGTAAAACATATTACGTCCAATAAATCCGATAGAGAGGTGTTTGACTATGACTACGATATTGTAATTAATAATAACGGAAGTAAAGATGAACTTCTTGATGTTGCTAAAGAATTTTGCGAGGACTTATTGGATAATGAAATTAAAAGTGAATATCAAAGTAAGGAGAATTAAATGGGCAAAGTAATTATTTTAACAGGAACAACTAAAAATCCAATTACATTGATTGGTGAAAGAGCCGGTTATTGTTGGGGCGGTGATGTGTCAAACCCCGAAAAAAATTATAAGCGAGGTCTTGATTGTATTAAATCAAACCACGGCAGAGCTTTTGAGTTTGTAAATATTGAAACTGTTATCACAGGTTATTCAGCAAGAGTTATTCGTGAGTGGTACACACATATTGGTGGTAGTCCTACAAGACTACAAGAGAGTACAAGATATGTTGATGGCACTAATTTTGATTATGTAATACCACCAAGTATTAAATCAAACGAAATTTTAGAGTATTATCATAATGCAATGATGGCAATAAAAAAAGCTGTCACAAACCTTAAGTCTTGTGGTGTTCCAAAAGAAGATTACGCTATGCTACTTCCTTTAGGTATGAAAACAACTATTGTTGACAAGAGAAATTTAAGAAATATTGTTGATATGTCGAGACAAAGAGAATGTAATAGAGCGTATTGGGAATATAGGAATTTATTTGCGGATTACAAAAAGGAATTATCCAAATATTCTGATGAGTGGAAAACATTGACTGATTTATTATTTATGCCAAAATGTGAGGTTTTTGGTTATTGTCCAGAAAAGAATAGTTGTGGCAGAAAGCCGAGAAAGGATTGATTGTTATACAGCAAAAACATTATTTAGACATTGAGAGACTTAAACCTAATTATTTAGATGCGTTTTCGGAAGGCGATGAAATCGTAATTCAAGAAAAAATTGATGGAGCGAACTTTTCAAATAGTAATCAATGAAACGATGGAAATTAAAGCTAAAAGATAAAGAGTATGAACCAATCGTGTATGCCAAAACCAAAACGGATGCAATAACTTATTTTAAAGATGAAGTCGTTGAGAATGTAACGCTTTATGAGAATAGGGACTATTTATCGTATATTAACAAAATGCTGAAAAATGCAATATTAGAGGGCGTTCAACATCGAAACAATAATTATAATCGTGAGTGGTACAAAACAGATACAGCATATGGGGCTTTGAGATTTCGTTTGATTAAAGACTGTAATGATGACAATTATTTTGATTATACCGGCTATCAGTTCGTTTCTAATGATTGTAAAGTGTTACCTTGTACATATGAAATGTCAACACCGCAGAAAGTTTGTGAAAAATACTTTTCCGACTCGCCTTATTGCGAAATTTATTCATATAGGTTATATGGAGAACCAAAACTTGTTAAGCCAGCAGAATTAAAAGGTTTTAAACCAAGTTTTATTGTTGACTTTATATCGAATAAATGCAGGTGTCATTGTTTTGTAAAGGACAATGACTTATGGATAAAGCATAGGGATTTCTTTTCTAAATCGCATAGACCTGCTCCTGAAGATATAGGCACACCGCTTACACATAGATTACAGAAATATTTTAATTGCGACAAAAATTACTTAGATAAATTCACATATCCTGACAGCTGGGGAGGTATTGTGTTAAGGAATGAAGCTTGGATGGTATTTCGGAATATAAAGAATTTTGTGTTGGTCGATAAAATACCACCAGTTGTTTTTGTTAAAGATATGTTTTTGAGCGCTGACCTGATAAAGAAGTCAAACATATACAATTTATCAAACGAATGGGATAGATTTTTTGAAAATACATTAAGAACTTATGTTAAATATTTAAAAGGAGAGATTATTTGAAAGATTGGACAGGCAATTACAAGAGCGTTTATACAACATTAGGAGCAAGCAATCACACTGATAAAGTAAGAGAAGAAAATGATTATTACGCTACCGAACCAAGAGCGACAGAATTATTACTTGAAGTTGAAAAGTTTTCCCCTGATATTTGGGAATGTGCTTGTGGAAGTGGAGAAATTTCCAAAGTTCTTGAAGATAATGGTTATAATGTAAAATCAACAGATATTGTTTATAGAGGTTTTGGAGAAGAACAATCGATTGACTTTCTTGATTCAAAAGAAAATACATATAATGGTGATATTATCACCAATCCTCCATTTAAGTACGCACTTGAATTTTGTCAGAAAGCATTAAGTATTATATCTAACGGACATAAAGTGGCAATGTTCTTAAAATTGCAGTTCTTAGAAGGTAAGAAAAGAAAATCATTCTTCTTGGATAATCCGCCTAAAACTATTTATGTTTCAAGTTCAAGATTGTTGTGTGCTAAGAACGCTGACTTTCAACGAATGAGAGATGGTGGCGGTAGTGCAGTAGCCTACGCTTGGTATGTATGGGAAAAGGGATACAAAGGCAATACAGTTGTAAAGTGGATAAATTAATTATAAAAAATGATTGAAAAATAAGAAAGTGAAAATTATGATTGATAAAAATTCTCCTGTTTATCCAATGGTAAACAGCCTTTTTGAAGAAGATTGTCTTATTGCAATGAAGCAAATTCCTGATGAATCAATAGATATGATTTTATGCGATTTGCCTTATGCTATGACACAAAATCGTTGGGACAGTTATATACCACTTGATATGTTATGGGAACAATATTTGCGTATTATTAAGCCAAACGGTGCTATTGTACTTACTTCTCAAGGCCTTTTTACGGCTAAGCTGATTCTTAGTCAACCAAAATATTATAAATACAAGTGGATATGGGAAAAATCTAAGCCAACAAACTTTTTAAATGCTAAAAAACAGCCTTTAAGAAAACATGAAGATGTATGTGTTTTTTATAAAAAACAGCCTACATATCATCCTCAAATGACACAAGGGGAACCATATGATAAAGGTATCAGAAAAAATCAGTTGAGTGGCAGTTATGGCGATTTTCAGCCTGTTCATGTTTCAAGTGAAGGTGAACGTTACCCTACAGATATTATTTATGTAAAAACGGCTGAAAGTGAAGGAGAAGTTGTACATCCAACACAAAAACCGATTGAGTTAGGAAGGTATTTTATTCGCACATACTCTAACCCTGGAGATGTAATCTTGGATAATACATTTGGTAGTGGTTCTTTTTTAGTTGCCGCACTTATGGAAGGACGCAATTTTATCGGAATTGAAAAAAACGAAAATGTAGCATTATTTAAAAAAGATGATATAAATTATATAGATGTAGCAAAAAGGCGTTTGTTTTTGGCTTGGAAAAGCTTAGATAAAAAGACAAAAAAACATATTGTAGTAACAAATCTAATTAAAGATTTTGAAGAAGTTTCAAAACAAGCAGGTATTAAAGTATAAAATGAGAATTTTAAAACAAGGAAACAAAAGCCAATACAACCCACCTGTATGATATTAATACAAAAAAGTAAAGAAAGGAAAGATAGATTTGAAAACTAATTCTTATAGATATGTTAAAAAAGCAATACCGATTGAAGCCTTTAAGTACGAAGGTGATTTAAGTGCCAATGGTAAATATTGTGTTCCAAGTTGGGCTATCGAAGCATATGAAAACGGAACACTTTACTATAAAGAAGCAGATGATAGTTCTTCGGAATTATTTGTAAAAACACTTGAGGGTGATATGCTTTGTGAAGTAGGTTGTTACATTATACAAGGCGTTGAGGGTGAAATTTACCCGTGTAGAAGTGATATTTTTGACAAGACTTATGTAAAGGTGACAAACGGTATCTCTCACAACCCTTATACTGAAGAAAAATTACATTGAATAAATCTTGGACATTGTATTTGAGTAAGGAGTCCTAATACATAATGACTTTATCGTTTATAGCAACAGTTATTATAACTATTTTGTTTGTTATTATAGGTATTAGCCTTGTTGGTTGGCAAATCAAAGAGAAAGCCTTTACAGATATAAATCGAGAAGTAATACTTATTATTATTGATTCATTATATTTTGCAAAAGTGTTTGTTATATTATTAAGCGCATATATAAATTTGAGGTGATTGTACGGGAATAGGAGAAATAATGCTTTTAATTTTAATAATTGTCCTTGCAATATTGATGCTTATAGATTATTTTGCGGACGAAAATAGAAAAAAGAACAGCCACAACAAATATAATAAAAATTTTTCTGAAGAAAAGTATGGATTTACTGTTGTAAGTCACAATTCTTTGTTTGGATTCTATGAAGTGTATGATAATGAAACTAAGGTAATGTATGTAATCTCTGACGATCATCACAACGAGGGGTCTATTACTCTTCTTGTTGACGAAAACGGCAAACCTAAACTGTATAAAGAAAATTAAAAACAATAAAACCTTAAAAAAAGAAAGAGGTGGTTATGATTTCTCACAAATATTCAAAACCAAAATATTCAAATCAGCAAATATATCTATCGTCAGCGAAGAAACATTATTTCAGTTTTGATGAAGTTAGGCGTATTTATAAGGTTTGTGACGATTTTAACATTAGATTGAAATGGCATCAAAAAGTAAGGCTGTTCTTTATTGGAATTATTCCAAACAAGATATTCAACAAACTTTACGACTTTAAATATTTAAAATATTCAAGAAAAATTAATAAGACAATCAAACCATTCAAATGCAACTTAAAATAAAAAACAGGTGAACAAAATATGATTTTAGTAACAGGAGATATTCACGCCAATATAGATATACATAAATTGTCATCTAATAAATTCCCTTTGGGTAATTCCCTAACTCGTAATGATTATCTTATTATTTGTGGGGATTTTGGACTTGTATGGAATAACAGTGAGTTGGAAAAATGGTGGAGAGAGTGGTTAAATAATAAACCTTGGACTACTTTGTTCATAGACGGAAACCACGAAAATTTTGACTTGTTAAATTCATACCCCGTTACAAATAAATGGGGTGGTAAAGTTCATCAAATTGAAGATAATATTTATCATTTAATGCGTGGACAAGTTTTTAATATTGACAATAAAAAGATTTTCACTTTTGGTGGTGCTAAAAGTCACGATAAAGATAACAGAGTTAAAGGTATATCTTGGTGGGAAAACGAATTGCCAACGCAAGATGAAATGGACGAAGGTATAAAAAATCTTGAAGAGAATAATTGGAATGTAGATTATGTAATAACCCACTGTTGCGATTCTAAAACAACAAAAGCTATATCTATTAATACAAATATATCTGACGATGAGTTTAACGAATACAAATACGAATTTGAAACTGATTACTTAACAGATTATTTGCAAATGATTGACGACAAACTGTCATACAAACATTGGTTCTGTGGACATCATCATATAAATTGTATTATAGACAATAAAGTTCTTTTATACAATTCTATTATCAACTCGTTGACAGTGCTTTAAATTGTTTATGTTTAGCTTGTGTTAAGAAATATTTTAAATAACAAATATGATTATTCATTAATAATAAAAATGTAATACAAGCCAAATACAGAGCAAATAGAGGTACTTTACAACTACTAAATACAAACAACAAAGAAAGGACAAATACATATGAAAGTAAATATAAAGAAAATTAATTCAAACGCAACAACTCCGACCTATGGTTCAACCGAAGCAGCAGGGCTTGACTTGTATGCTTTGATTGATACAGAAACTAATTCCTTATTTATTCCGTCACACGCAACAGTAAAAATTAATACAGGTATTGCGATGGAAATTCCAAAAGGTTATTTTGGTGCAGTATATGCTCGTAGTGGTTTAAGCATCAAGAATGGTCTTAGACCTGCAAATTGTGTTGGTGTTATTGATAGCGATTATCGTGGAGAGATTATTGTAGCACTATATAATGACTCTATGGAAGATAGAATTGTTTATAATGGTGACAGGATTGCTCAGATTGTAATTACACCATATCTTCATATCGAGCCTAACGAAGTAACTGAACTTTCAGACACAGAGCGTGGTGAGGGTGGTTTTGGCTCAACAGGTATGAAATAAAAATCAAATAAATTATGGTATCAGTTTATGGATAAAATGATTTTTACAGTTAAAGAAGTTTCAGAGATAATTCATACCAACCAAACATATGTATATTCATTAATTAAATCAGGTTTGCTACCAGCCTTAAAGCTCGGTTCATATAAAATACGGAAAGAAACTTTAGCTAAATTTCTTGAAGATTACGAAGGTTGTGACTTGACAAACCCCTTTGAATATGTGTATAATAAACAAGCACATAGTTGACATTTACTGACACTTACTATTACCACTCGTCTTTTTTGGTGGGCAATTTCTATATTCTCTTTTCTGTCCTCTTTTTGTCCACCAAAATTGAGTTGGCTTGAATTATTACAGACTAAAATAAGTTATAATAAGTTATTCATTATTGGGTTATTTGGCTATTTTTGTGTGTTTAAAGTCATAATAAATTAGAATAAGTTATAATAAATTAAAATCTGAAAAACGGTTTAAGAGTGGGTAATAACCCAATGGTAGGCGCTACAGTTGCATGTGCAGTTGCAGTTTACGAGGGATTAAATAAATAATAAACCTTTCGGTTAATGCAATTAGGGAGGTCGCAGAGTTTTTTCTGTGACCTCTCGTTTTGAGTTCGGATTTATACAAAGTATATAACAAGGGGTTATAAT